CCTACTATTTCTTCACCTGCAGTAACAGGTACAGCTACCTTTGGTGGTTCAGATGGAGTTAGTATTTCTCAAGGTGCTATATCTATTAAGAATGGTGGCACACAATCTTATGTAGACTTCTATTGTGAATCTAGTAATGCTCACAAAGCAAGATTACAAGCTCCTGCTCATAGTGCATTTAGTGGTGACATTGTTGCTACACTTCCTTCAACTACAGGTACTATTGCTTTAACATCAAGTAATATTACAGGTTCAGCAGCTACTTTAACAACTCCTAGAACTATACATGGTGTATCCTTTGATGGTTCAGCAAATATTGATTTAACCGAAGTTGTACAAGATACTGTCGGTGCTATGTTCTCAAGTAATACTGAAACTGGTATTGCAGCTACATATGAAGATGGTGATGGTACTATTGACTTAGTTATAGGTAACGATGTCATAGTAAACTCTATGATGGCAGACGATGCTATTGATTCTGCTCAGATTGCAGATGGAGCTATTGATACAGTACACATTGCAGATGACCAAGTTACAGGTGATAAGTTAGCTAATGATATTACAATAGCAAATAACTTGACAGTAGCAGGTAATTTATCAGTTACAGGAACAACAACACAAACAGGTTCAGTAGTTAGTGACTCTAACTTCACAGGTCTATTAGACGAGAACACAGGCAACTCTAGTGACTTTGGTTTCTACGGTAAGTATGTAGAATCAAGTACAACTAAATTTGCAGGTTTATTCTTTGATGCTTCTACTGACAATACATTTAGATTATTTACAGATACACAGACAGTTCCCGGTACTACAGTAAATACTGGAGCAACTGGATACGCTGCTGCTAATTTAGTAACTGCAGGTATTACAGCAACTACAGGAACATTTTCAGGTGCTGTGTCCGCTACAACAGGTACTTTCTCTGGAGACTTAAACGTAGATAGCGGAGTATTATTTGCAGACGTAAGTACAAATAGAATTGGTATTAATCAAACTACACCAACAGTTTCTATAGATGCGGGGTCTAATACAGATGCTATATTAATACCTAAAGGTACAACAGCACAACGACCAACTGCTGCAGAAGGTCTATTTAGATACAATACAAGTACATCACAGTTTGAAGGCTATACAAGTGAGTGGGGAGCTATTGCAGGTTCAGGTGGTAGTGGTGGAAGCTCATCATCATTTGTAAGAGATGAGTTTACAGGTGATGGTAGCACAACTGCATTTACACTATCTAAAACTATTTCTGCAAACAATGAAGACAGATTAATTATATTTAATGAAGGTGTATTCCAAAGACAAGACTCTTACACTTTATCCGGCACAACATTAACATTTGGTACAGCCCCTGCTAATGGTAATAAAGTAGTTGCTTACATTATGGAAGTGGGAGTTGTAGGAACTGCACCAACAGTCGATACTATGACTGGTGATGGTTCAGATACTACACTAGCTTTAAGTGTTTCACCTTCTAATGAGAATGCAACCTTTGTAACTATTGATGGTGTATTCCAACACAAAGATACATATGCAGTTTCTGGTAGCACACTAACATTTAGTGAAGCTCCTCCAACAGGAACTAAAGTAGAATGTACAACATTTACTAATACTACTGTAGCTACTATTGAACTAAAAGATTCAGATAGTGATACAAAGATACAGGTAGAAGAAAGCACTGACGAAGATAAGATACGTTTTGATACCGGTGGTACTGAAAGAGTTGTTATAGATTCTACAGGTTTAGATGTTACAGGCATTGTAGAAGCAACAGGATATTTAGCTGTAGAGGGTACAAGTGGCAATACAGGTTCAGCAGGAGATAGATGGATTGGTGGTGACGGTACAGCAGGTACTTGGTTTTATAATGTACCAACAGGAAGCAGTCATTTATTTGGTATAAATAACTCTAATCAACTTGTTATAAATGGTACAGGAGTAGGCATAGGAACTTCTAGTCCTTCTTCTTTTGACCAAAGAGTTAATGCACCGCATTTAGTAGTTGGTTCAGGCAGTAATTCCGCAGGTTTAACTGTTTATTCAGGCTCAAGTGCTCAAGGCTCTATTAACTTTGCAGACGGAACAACCACAACTCAACAATACGAAGGTGGTTTAGTCTACAGTCACGCATCTAATTACATGAGTTTTCATACTAATTCTGGTGCAGAAAGAATGCGTATTGATTCTTCAGGGAACGTAGGTATAGGAACTACGAGTCCAAACATGAAAGTTAATATCTCTCATGCCGATGAAGACGGATTAAGATTTAATGTTGCAGACGGAGCTGCTAGTTTTATTGATTTTGGCGATGCTTCTGATAACGACATAGGTAGAATTAGCTATGACCATGCTGATAATCACATGGCATTTAGAACTAACACCACAGAAAGAATGCGTATTGATGTTAATGGAAAAGTAGGCATAAACAATACAGACCCTACAGGTTACTATTCAGATAACTTAGTTGTAGGTTCAGATGATGAAGGCGGTATAACGATTGCTTCTTCACACGGCTCTCACAAGTCTTATCTAATGTTTGCGGATGGTACTTCTGGTTCAGCAGCCTATCGTGGTTCTGTAGGTTACGACCATGGCACTGATACATTGTCATTAGGTTCAGGTGGTAGCACAAGTAGATTAAATATTGATACTTATGGTAGTGTTCATATAGCTTGTACTGCTACTCCAAGTGCATCGGTACAAGGTTCATCTATTCAAGACTATCAAATGTATTCTGGTGTAGTCTCAACAAGCACAAGAAAACATAAATTATTTTTTAATGGTAATGGTGAAGTAGGAAGCATTTCAACTTCAAGTAGTGCAACTGCTTGGTAAAGCTGATGAAGGTTTGATAGCACAAGAAGTATTAGATGTAGTACCAAATGCAGTATCAGGTTCAGAAGAAGAGTATTATCAAATGGATTACAGCAAACTTGTAACTCACTTAGTAGCAGGTATGAAAGAACAACAAACAATAATAGAAGAATTAAAAGCTAGAATAGAAACTCTAGAGGGATAAAGATATGACAACTAAAATACCAGTAGAACTTTCAAGCACTCCGGGGATTGTTGACGGGTCTAATGCGACTGCTATAACTATTGATAGTTCTGAGAATGTTTCAATTGGAAGCGGTAATCTACTTGTAGGTACAGATTCAGGAGATTCATTTAACTCTGATTCAATGCTCAGACTGCAGAGAACAGGTGATAGAGTGTTCATGCAATTTAAAACAGATGCAGACCAAAACTCTGGAATATTGTTTGGTGATGTAGATGATGATGTTGAATGTGCTATTGAGTATGAACCTGCTAATAAAGCTTTAACATTATCCACAGGTAATAATGCTGAAGCCATGCGTATCGATTCCTCTGGAAACGTAGGTATAGGAACATCTGCTCCCACATTAGATTTAGATGTCTCTGGAACTGCTAGTGTTATGGCACTTCCCGGAACTTCGGGAACTACACCTCAAGGCTTTTTACGACTTGGATATTATGATAGAACGTGGACAGGCAATGAGATACTTATGGGTATCATTAATGCATCAGCTAATGACTACGCAGGCTATTTACAATGTAAAAAACCTACTGATTACTCTGTAAATCGTTCTTTTGCAATAAACCCTCAAGGTGGAAACGTAGGCATAGGAACTGCGAGTCCTAGTAGTGGTTTTCATTTATCAGGTGCAAACAATACAGCAGCAAAAGTAACCTTAACAAATACAGCTAATTCAAATGAATGGTCTATACACCCAAATTATAATACAGGAGATTTAATATTTGCAGATGGAGGAACAGAAGAATTTCGTATGCTCGCAGGTGGTGGTCTTACCTTCAACGGAGACACAGCAGCAGCTAACGCACTTGACGATTATGAAGAAGGTACTTGGACACCTACAAGTGGAGTTGGTTTAACTATTCAATATGCTTCTTACACCAAAATAGGAAGATTGGTCTTTGTTAGTGCTGATGTAACTATTGCGTCATCATCAAGTGGTTCAACTTTCTATATGAGTTTGCCTTTTGCTAGTAATGTAACCAATTATGGTGGTGGTACAATAAGCTTTCACACAAATAGTTCATACACTGATATGTCACTAAATTTAGAATCATCTGTATATTTTAGAGCAACCAATAAACTATCTAATCTTTCTTATGCAAATGTGTCAGGTGTAAGGGTTATATTTAACGCAGTTTATCAAAGTAATTAGGAGTATTAAAAATGGCAATAACAAAAACAACAGAAGAAGATAAAATAGAAATAGTAGGAACAGGTAAAGATATACAAGTTCGTACAGCTACAGTTATCAAAGAAGATGGAGTAGAGCTAACTAGGTCTTTTAGTAGACACGTAGTTTCATGTGTTACATCATCACATGATGGAAGTTCGTGGACACATACAGACACAGATGTATCTGGTGAATCTGCTGAAGTACAAGCAATAGCAAATGTAGTATGGACAGATTCTGTCAAAGCTGCGAAAAAGACTGCTAATGAAGCAGCTACATTATAAACTAGGAGAATAAAAAATGGCAATTTCATATGCATGGGATGTAAGTACTGTCGATACATACCCAACTAAAGACAGCAATAGTGATGTCGTTTATAACGTACATTGGAGACTAACAGCAACTGATGGCACTAACAAAGACTCAGATGGTAACAACTGGACAGCTACAAGCTACGGAAGCCAAGGTTTAGATACAGATAGTATCTCTAGCTTCGTAGCCTTTGGAAGTCTTGATGCTGCTAAAGTACAAGGTTGGGTAGAGGCTGCTTTGACTGCTGATACTGTTACAGCTTTGAAAGCAGGTTTGGATGCAGAGATAGCTGAGAAGATAACACCAACAAGCGTACAAAAAACAATCGGTTAAAAATTTTTATAGAGAGATAAAGACATGGCAATAACTAAAGTAACGAGTGAAGTATTAAATTCAGCAGCACTGACATCAAAAGCTTTTGGTACTTCATCAATTATGATTGGTAATGATGCGACTGGTACTATAGATGCTGCTAATTATAATACAGGTGTTGGTGTAAGGGTTTTTGGAGCTTTGACTACTGGTGATAATAATGTTGCAGTGGGTTATCAAACTTTATATGCAAACACCACAGGCACTCAGAATGTTGCTGTAGGAATGAATGCTTTAAGAGATAATACTACTGCATCAAATAATACTGCTGTAGGATTAAACTCTTTATTAGTAAATACGACAGGAGAGAACAATACAGCATTCGGATTTAATTCTTTAGTAGCAAACACTACAGCAAATTACAACGTAGCAGTTGGCAGAAGTGCTTTAGCAGCAAACACTACAGGAACAGGAAATACTGCTACGGGCTATGCGGCTTTAGATGCAAACACTACTGCAAGTTATGGCACAGGAATAGGTTACTCAGCACTCGGAGCAAACACTACAGGTGCTGATAATACAGCAGTTGGAGGTTTATCCTTAGATTCTAATACTACTGGAGCACAGAATGTTGGATTAGGTGTTCATGCTTTAGGTGCTAATACCACAGCTTCTTACAACACAGCAGTTGGTTATCAAGCTTTATATGCAAACACTACAGGAACACAAAACACAGCAATAGGTTCAAACGCTCTTGATGCTAATACAACTGGTTCATATAACACTTCTTTAGGTACATCATCATTAAGTGCAAACACAACCGCATCTTTTAACACAGCAGTTGGTAGAGTAGCTTTACAAGTAAATACTACAGGAGCAAGTAATACTGGAGTTGGATATGCAACTTTACAGAATAATACGACAGGAGCAAACAATACAGCAGTTGGTAAAGAGGCTTTAGATTCAAACACTACTGCAAGTAATAATACAGCAGTTGGAACAAGTGCTTTGGGAGCAAATACTACAGGAACTCAAAATGTAGCAGTAGGAACATATTCTTTAGACGCAAACACTTCTGCGGATGATAATGTTGCTTTAGGATATGCTGCTTTAACAGACAATCAAACAGGAGCACAAAATGTTGCAGTAGGGGCATTTGCATTAGCTGATTCTACTGTTAGTAACAATACAGCAGTAGGACATCAGGCTCTTAAAGTAACTACAACTGGAAGCACTAATACCGCAATGGGTTTAAATTCCATGGTAGCTAATACTACAGGAACACAAAATGTAGCTTATGGTGCAAATTCACTTGATGCTAATACTACTGGTAATTACAACACAGCTCTTGGTAGGTCGGCTCTTGGTGCTAGTACAACCGCAGCAAATAATGTTGCTGTAGGTTATGTAGCATTATTAGGAAACACTACAGGAGCACAATGTACTGCTGTAGGTGCTTATGCCTTAGATGCTAATACAACTGCAACTTACAATACAGCAATTGGCTACAATGCTATGTCGGCAAACACTACAGGTGGTGATAATACTGCTGTAGGTGGGTTAGCCTTAGATGCTAATACTACAGGAAACTCTTGCACAGCAATGGGCTATGGTGCTTTATCAGCTAACACAACAGCTTCTAATAACACAGCATATGGACATTTAGCTTTACAAGATTGCACGACAGGTGATACAAATACATGTGTAGGTGGTCTATCAGGTAATGAAATAACTACTGGAAATGGTAATACTCTTCTTGGTTATAGTACAGGAACTTATGGAGATAATCTCACAACAGGTAGTGGTAATATACTTATTGGTGCTTATACTGATTCTACAACTGCGGGAGGTAATCAAGCACACGGACTAGGATATAACATTGATTGTGCACCCGGCTACACAACTCTAGGCAATAACACTTCTGACATAAGAGCACAGCATGGTGTAGCAACGTGGGCTACTGTTTCGGATGAAAGAGTTAAAAAAGATATTGTAGATTCTACAGTAGGAATAAACTTTATAAACGATTTAAGACCTGTAACTTTTAATTACAGAAATAAAGGTGATTTACCTACAGAGTTTAAAGGTTACGAAGAAGGTTCTACAGAGGTATACAAAAGCGAAAAAAGTCAACATGGTTTTATAGCACAAGAAGTTAAAGCAGCTATTGATAAACATAGTGATATTAAAAATGGATTTAGTATGTGGGATGATGATGATAGTACAGGACAACAAAGAGTTGCAGAGGCGGCACTCATACCAATTTTAACTAAAGCAGTACAAGAACTTTCGGCAAAAGTCGAAGAATTAGAAAGTAAATTAAACGGAGAATAGTATGGCTCAAACAGTAGCAGAATGTTTAACAGCAGCAACAGATAGCGTAACAGCTATTACTGACATTAATACTAATGGTAATAAATCACCTTATGCAGGTGGTAAAACTGACGCAGACGGAAACGCTGTAGCAGGTGACTGGTCACAAGCCGAGATAAATGAAATGGTACAACGTAATGTTGACCACTTAGAAACTATACTAGCTTACGAACCTGTTGATTCAAATGATGATACTCCAGATGTTAAAGGTGCTAGTGATGATAAATCATCTTACACTGGTGCAGTAACAACTGGTAAAGCTTATATAGCAGCAAACTAAAATGGAACTTACTGGATGGTTGTTATGGAATATATTTCTAACATTAGTTGTAGCTCCCATCCTTTACAGCATTCGTGAAAACACATCAGAGATTAAAAGACTCGACATACTTTTAAATAAAACAAGAGAAGAAATGGCAAAAGAATACGTAACTAAACAAGAAGTTAAAGATGATATGGCTCGTGTGTTTGATACGTTAGACAAAATAGAAGAGAAACTTGACAAGCTTTTCGAGGCTAAATAATGAAGAATAAAACTAAACATAGAAAGCGTTATACTCCTAAAAGACAAGACTATCGTTTAGGTGGTCGTGTAGGATATCGTGAAGGCAATAGAGTCTTTGAACGAGAGTTTATGGATACAGGTTTTGGACCATTTAGTAAAGAAGAAAAAAAGACTGCAACTCCTGCTCCAACTCCTGCACCAACACCTGCACCTAGTCCTGCACCTAGTCCTGCACCTAGTCCTGCACCTAGTCCTGCACCTAGTCCTGCACCTAGTCCTGCACCTACAGCTACTACTACTACAGAAAACAATCAAACAACTGAAGATATGACTACGACAACAAATACGACAAAGACTCTAGATGATTTTTCTGATATTGATAGAGAAAGAGAAATTTTTACAGGTTACAATCCTCGTCCAGACGAAGAAGAGTATTTTGACTATTCACCTTCACCTAGTCCAAGCCCTAGTCCAAGTCCTACACCTACTCCTACTCCAACTCCTACAGATGCAGGACCACAAGTAGGAGACACACAAGTCGTTGATGGACAAACACAAATTTATACCGAAAGAGGATGGATTGTTCCAGATGTGGGTTTCCAACAATACTTAACACCTGAACAAGAGTTAGCAAGACAACAAAGATATGAAAGATCAGCAACAGATTTAGAAGCTGCTAAAGCAGGTACGTTAGACATGCCTCAAATAGCTCAACCTCAGATGATAGAGGAAGGACCTGCTAGTGAAGTTGTATCAATGGCAGAGCCTACTAAAGTAGGAACGACTACAATCTTTGGAGAAGATGAAGAAATACCTTCAGAAACTGTAGTTACCGGTACAGTTAAAGGAGCAGGAGATGCTAGAAGAATTAAAGCAAGTACATACTCGGCTGATCAAATAAAAGAAGCTCCTGTTATAAACGCACAAACAGGTAACCTTAGTAAAGAAGCTATTGCAGGCATGCAGTCTCAAGCTTTAACTAAAGCAGCTACTGGAGTTACTGTAGAAGATGAAGCAGCTAATCAAGCTTTAGCAGACAGAGTTGTTGGTGTTTTATCTGATGGAGCTATAGCACCTGAACAAGCTGTCCAAGGTTTAGATTTACCAAAAGTATTAAGAGCTAAAAAACAATTACGAAATGCAGGACTTACCGAAGATCAAATAGAAGCTATAGGTAATGATCCAGAAGACTTAGAAGCTAGGTTAATGGACTTTACGGAAGAAGAACGAGGAATGATTGAAGGTCTTCCTGAAGATGCTTTAGTTAGTACTCAGATGGATAATCTTCTTAAAGGATTAGACAGTGGAGAAATTCCTACATGGGCTAGACCTGCTGTATCGGCTGTTAATCAAATGATGGCATCAAGAGGTTTAGATACATCGACTGTTGGAAGAGATGCATTATTTAATGCAATTATACAGTCAGCCATGCCTTTAGCTCAGTCTAATGCACAGGCTATACAACAATCTGTATCTCAACAAAAAGGTATAGAAGCACAGGCTGAAATACAAAATGCTCAAATGAGACAGCAAACAGCCTTGACAAATGCTTCAAACGTCTTTAATATGAATATGGCACAGTTTAGTGCTGATCAACAAACTCAGTTAAGTAATAGTAAATTTTTACAAACAGTTGCATTAACAAATGCAAGTAATCAGCAACAAGCTGTAATACAAGAAGCAGCTTCCCTAGCTCAGTTAGATTTAGCAACGCTCGATAGTAACACAAAACTATCAGCACAGAATGCTCAAGCTTTTTTAAGCATGGACATGGCTAACTTAAGTAATAGACAACAGACAGAAGTATTAAAAGCTCAACAAGAACAACAAAGATTATTAAGCAATCAAGCAGCAACAAATGCAGCAGAACAATTTAATTCAACAAGTCAGAATCAAACTAATCAGTTTATGGCTAACTTGTATCAACAAAATCAACAGTTCAACGCTTCTCAAGCAAATGCGATGGAACAGTTTAATACTGCTCAACAAAACTCAGCAGAAGCTAGAAGAGTTCAGAATGAAATTGGTATTGCACAGGCTGATGCACAAATGAAAGCACAGATAGATCAATTTAATTCACAACAAGATTTTGCAAGGAATCAGTGGAATGCTCAGAATACTCAAGCTGTATTACAAGCTGACGTTAAATGGAGAAGACAACTTAATACTGCAAACACTGCAGCAGTTAATGCTGTTAATCAACAGAACGCTCAGAATGCATTTGGTTTATCTCAGCAAGCTCAAGCTTTTATGTGGCAAGAGTTAAGAGATCAAGCTGATTATGCATTTAGGTCTGCTGATAATTACGAGCAACGAAAGTCTGCAATGTATATAGCAATGCTTGGTAATGAAAGTGGAAACTACGAAGGTGGTGACTGGACAAAGTATATGAATGCAGGTAAGCAACTATTAGATGGATTTTTAACATAGGATATTAGTATGGGATTTTTAAGAAAAAAAATAAAGCAAATTGGAAGAGGAATTAAAAAGATTGGTAGAAAGATTGGTAAAGCTTTTAAATCAGTTTTAAAACCTTTTGCTAAAGTATTTGGAAAGCTAGGTCCACTTGGTAGTATTGCTATGATGATGGTGATGCCGGGAATTGGACAGTTAATGGCAGGATTTGGAGCTAATATTGCAGCAGGAGCATCTGGTGCTTTTGGAACTGCTGTCGGAACTGCTGTTAAGTTTGTAGGCAATGCAATTAATTATGTAGCTTCTGCACCTAAAAAAATCTTTAGTACAATTACGAATGGATTAGGAGCAGGCTTTGATGCTTTAACTAGTGCAAGTACTTCTGAAGCAGGCGGTAGTTGGTTTAGTAGATTTGGAGAAGAATTTACAAACAGTTGGAATAATCGAGATGTAAATAGTGTATTTAAATTTGATTATTCAAACGAAGGTGTAGAGAGAATTGCAAATATTCAGGAAGGAAAAGGTAATATTTTAGGTTATACACCTCCTAAGATTGATGAAGTTACTACTACTACACCTGATGCAACAGATACTCCTAAACCTGAAACTAGTCCGGGAGTTGCAGGTAAAGTTAAAGACACAATGAAAAAGATTGGAGACACCGAAATTCCAATAGTAGGTACAGTTGGTGATGCAGCTAGTGTTGGAAGTACAGCATTAGGTACAGCATCAACTCTTGGTCAATATGGAGTTATTGGCTCTGGTCAGGAAGAACTTGGAACTACAGGAGGAACTAACATCTATGCATCTGATCTGTTAGGTCCTACGACTGATCAAGGAGGAATCTATAACATGACAGCTCCTACATGGAGTTATGATTACAATCAATCATATATTAACAATATGTCAAATGCTCAAAATACTTGGAATAATCATTATGGCTTTGGACAAGGTTTTGATCCAAGTGCAACTCCGGGATATGGGTACGGGTATGATCAATGGTTATACGAGTCTATGGGCATAAGAGGAGCATCATAAGATGGCAGAATTAAATCAACAAGCATTAAACGAATATAATCCTTTTCAAGGACCAATCCCCGGACAGTCCTTAACAAACAGTCCTGATGCTAGACAACCTTGGGAACAACCTCCTGTTTATACAAATATTAAAGAAGCTAGAGAAGCTGTGTTTCTTGAAATTCTTAAACAAGAAAACTTAGAACCTATTATAAATTTATTAGATGATGGGATGAGTGTTGCTAAAGTTACAGAAATGCTTTTGTTTATAGGATACAGTAAAGGACAATTTAATCCTGACATGATGATGTTGCTTGCTGAGCCTGTAATGTATATGTTATTAGCTTTATGTGAAAACGTAGGTGTTGATCCAGTTATTAATACTGATGATGGTGATGATCCAGAAGATATAACACCAGAAGACAATACAGCAACAGAGGAGCTGTTGAAAAACAAAGAAGCTGTTTTAAGGAATCCTAAAGCGTTAGAAAAATTACAAGATGATTTAGCTCGAACAGAAATACCACAAGAAATAAAACAACGATTAGAAGATGTAGACTTTGAAGGTATTAAACAAAGTTTACTTGCAAAACCTGAAAGACAACCAACTGAAAGTTTATTAGAAAGGAAATAATAATGGCAGAAAGAGAAAGCATAGAAAGTATTGGTGAATCTTTACTAAGTCAACAAAGATCACGTCAAGAAAAAGCTGACAAACGAAGAAGAAAAGATCAGAAAAAACTTATGGTTTTAGGAACGCTTGTTGCCGGACAAAGTTTAGTCAATAGTGCGTTAAAACGTAGAATGACAGAAATGAAAGATAACAATGAGTTAAATATGATTAATTCTAAACTTTATCATAAAAAAATACAAACTGCTGCTCAACTATATGACCCATTTGAACAACATAAGATTACTGATTTTGATTCAGCATATGGAAATGAAACATTCCAAAACGATTTTGATAAAATTTATTCTCCTATTTATGAACGACAATTAAAATCAGAAGGTGGAGATAAAGTTTTAAGTGCCGGAGATAAAATAAGACATTACGAATTATATAAAGCAGATCAAATAAAAAATTTATTAGCTAATCAAAAAGACTGGAGTTCAGGAATAAAAGATTTTGGTGTTAGTAGTAAACAACTAGGTTTAGGTTCAGAAGCTGATCTTAATATTCAGCTAACTAAAAAGTCAAAAGAATTACAACGTAATATGGGTGGGAGTATTTTTGACATTAATAATTTAAGATCACTACTAACTGTTGGTAGAAAAAGAGAAGGTAGTGTCTGGGATAAAAAATTATCTGAAGTAAACTCATTACAAGGATTACAGAAGACTGTAACAAATTTAGGCTTAGACAAAGCATTTCAAGAGTCCTACACAAACTTTAGAAACACATCAATGAGATGGGATGATAAAGGAGATGAAGCAACACAAACTTCAATGATAAATTCTTTACAAGACTTAGAAGCTCGTCTACGTAAGGGTGATGTATTATTAAAAAGAGATCAAACACTCAGACCCTTTGCAGAAAAAGACCTTCCTAGCTATATGAAACACCGAGAAAAAATTGCAGGTGGAGTAAGGATGGGAGAGTTTAATGCTTACTTAAACGACCCTGATAATGGATTTTTTAAAGAACAATTTTTAAATAACTCTACTGGTTTATATTTAAAACTGCGAGATGAAAGAGGATTTAAAGAAGAATTTTTAAAAGATATTTTAAAACTTGATCCGGCTAGTGATGAGTATAGACAAATGGAACGTAATCTAAATGATGATATTACTCTAAGATTATTTAGTAATTCATATACTATTCAACAATTAGTTACAGATCGAAGTGGTGTTGGTAAAATATCACCTTTTGTTGGAGAAGAGTTTACCATTGACACTAGACCGTTTGATAAACTTTTAAGACCTAAAATTGAAATTAGTTCTAAAGGTTATAAAGTAACAGAAGAGTTTAGTAAAGCTACAGATGAAGAACAAATAAAAGCTGTTGTTGATGAAGTCAATCGAATTGTAAAAACACCTTTAGACCCAAATACAAAAAGTGAGTTAATTAACTCTTTGTACGACCAAGTTCCTTTATCAATTTCTAAAGAAGAAGTTCGTGAACTTGTAGCTAACGAAGCATTACTAGGTCCAAATCAAATACAAGCTACACGTATGAATACTGTTAGAATTGAACAGTTGAAACAAGATATTGAAAACAAAGTAGTAACAACTGTAGACTTTACTGGTAAAAGACAAACAAGACCTGCTTCGCCTAGAGATATCGCAAACATGGAATCACAAATTAGAAGATTCAGTGAATTTGATTTAGGAAGATTACAAGACCCAATACAGGGTAGAGAGTTACGATCTCAAATGGACAGGCTTGATATTCAAATTCAAAGTCTTGAAGATAGACTTCCACAATTAGAACAAAACTTACCTCAAGACAGATACGATGCTCAATTAGAAAAACTTGACGACTTAAAAGAAGAAAGACAAGAGTTAGAAGAACAGCTTACTAATCCTCAAGTAGAGGATCAAAAAAAAAATCTAGTTGAACTAGACCCTAGTATAAACATAGAGTCTGTTACTCCTGTTATTGAATGGAGTTTTAGTTCGGGTAGATTAAATCAACCTATGGAAAAAGCTAACCTTGTTACAAATCAATTACTCCAAGCAATTATTGAGGTAGAAAGCGATTTTAACTACGATGCAATAAATCCAACTGCTAATTCTACTGCTGTAGGAGCAGGACAGTTTCTTAAAGACTCTTTAGTTACTGCAGTTAATAGAGCAAATAATATTAGAAAACAAAACAATCTACCAACTTTACCACAAACTCAAGCAATCAAAGATAATGATGATAGAATTAATAAATTAATTGCAGAAGAAAGAAGTAGACTAGAAGCGAAACAAACACCCGAAGAAACAATTAAGTCAGAATTACAAAAAATTGCAAAACGAGAATTTCAAAGTAAAGATTCTATAGCTAGACAGTTATCACCGGAAGTTCAACAAGAATTAATACTGGCAAACTTGTTTGAAGCTGATGGTTCGGATGTGTTGTTTAAAAGATTATTAAATGCTACAACTCCTCAAGAACAATACGAAGCAGCTTTAGATTTATATCTTGAAAAACATCATACAGATAGGACAGATAAAGCTACCGTAGAACGTGCAAGAAAAATATTTAAACCTTATTTTTTAAATTAAATGGCTGACATCTTTGACGAATATTTAAGTGTTGTACGTGACAAACCACTAGCAACCACACAACCTCAAACTACAACTAATTCTAGTTTTAGTGCTTACGCTAATATGCAACAGCAACCAGAAAGACCTCAAGAGTCTTCTTATTCTGATGCTATTATGCTTGACTATAGAAATAAAATCCAAAAAAATCCAGAAGCTCTTACACTTGGTAGGTCTTACACACTTGATGAACTTGAAAAAAATGAAGAGTTTCAGACTCGTGCTGAACGATTTATGGAAAGCATTGGCACTGATGAAGATATATTTGAGTATCTTAGAGACACAGATTTTTCATTATCTTCTGCTTTTGTACGATCAGGACAAATAAAAGGGTGGTCCGAAGAAGCAAAAGCAGACTACAGATATTTAAGAAATGTTTTTGATAATGCTGAAATAGGAAGCACACGACAGTATTTACAGTTAGCAGGTGATATGGCTGTTGATGTTATTGCTGATCCTTTAAACTGGTTATCTGCTGCATTTTTTGTGCCGACTGCGGGAATGTCTAGTGCTGCAGCTTTGTCAGCAAAACAAGTTGCTAAGCAGGGTTTGAAAAAAGTTACGTCAGATAGTTTACAAGCTGCAAAACGTCCGGCAATTGTAGGAGCTGCGGAAGGTTCAGTGTGGGCAGGTGCTCATGATTACTTCTTACAAAAAGCAGACGTTGAATTAGATTTACGAGATCAAATAGATATAGGGCAAACCGCCTTATCGAGTGCTTTTGGATTAGGTTTGGGTGGTGTGTTTGGAGGATCACTTGGAGCTTTCTCAAGTATGTCTCCAAGACTTAGTGAAAAGATTAGTAAATATTCCGATGAAGATGCTATCATCAAACAAGCTGAAAAGGTAGATCGTAAAATAGAAGAAGAAGCATTTGGAGTTGATAAAGCTACCGATGAATTAGTTGTCAAATCTGATAAAGAAAAAAGATTAAGAAAGAGAGATCAGTTATTAGCCAACACATTTGGTAAATACACTACACAATTTGTTGGTATGGCACAAAACTCTAAAACTTTACAGAGATTACTAGGAAACTTTAGATATGATTGGGCACGTACATTTAAAGAAGGTGCGAAAGGTTTAGAACGTGAATCTTATGGACTAGCATTGAGTGAACGAACTCATGGGTATTTATTTAAAATAAGAGAAGCAATTAATCCACTGAATAGAGAAGTAGGACTACGCACAGCTTTTAACAATACACTTAATAAAAAACAAAATGATGATTTAGGTTATTTACTTAGGCTTAAAAATAAAGAGTTTAATAATCTTGTAGACTCTGGTAAAGCTGATTATGTAGGACCTGCAGTGTTACAATCAGCTATTCAGATTAGACAAACTTTAAATGAAATATTTGAAGAAGGTGTTTCAACAGGCTTATTAACTAGAGATCAATTTGTCGATCATTTCTTTCCAAGACATTTTTCTCATTCTAAAATTAAAGCAGACAAAGATGGATTAATAGATATTATTAAAGACTCAGAACATTCTCTCCCACAAAATATGTACTCCGAGGATTCTTACATTCAAGCAGTGAGAGCTACAGGTAAAGAAGAAAAAGTGTTACGAGCAGATGCAAGATGGATAGATCAAGAAGTATTTGAAAGAGACTTTGTTAAAGAAGTTAGCGAAGGTAAGACTAGCTTATTTGAAGAACTAACTGATACACAAAAACTAGCAGCTAGAGAGTTAAAAGCTACGCAGATTGTAAACAACATGCTTGAAAAAAGACATACACCTTTTCAGTTTGGAACAAAAGACAATGCCGGAGGAGGACATCAGTTTTTACAACACAGAGTATTTTCAAAAATAGATGATAATATTTTAGCTCCATACTTAGAAAATGATGTAGAAAAAGTATTAGAGGCTTATGTAACTGATGCATCTCGTGCCATTACTAGAACGCAGTTCTTTGGCAAGACCAAAGCTGCATTTGAAAAAAAATTTTTAATACCTATTAGAAATGAATTACGTAAAGAAAAAATTAATGAAGATGAAATAGACGAAACAATTCGTAGACTACGTTTAATGCATGAACGAGTTACTGGGTTAGACACTGATCAAATAAGAATTAAAAATAAATATGGTGTCGGAGCGTTAGATTTTATTAAGCTATCACAACAAATGGCTCACCTTCCGTTAGCTACATTATCAAGTTTAACAGAACCACTAATACTTTTAACTCGTATAGATTCAGTAGGTGGTAAGTTTGCAGCTAGTAAAGAAGTAGGAAAGTCTATTGTTAAAGGAGTTAAAAAAGATATAGACAAAATTAAGTTTTTTGCAAGACGAGTGAGAGGTAAAGAAGTAAAAGGTTTTGCAGATATGCAAGACGAGTATTGGACAGAAGCTTACAAAGTCGGACTAGCTATGGAACAAGCTGTCATGGATAGAATTGAAAGTTTAACTGGTGAAGCTTTAGAAGGAGGACTTGCTAAAAAAATGCAGAATGCTTTTTTCAAAGCAAACTTCTTATCTTCATGGACTGGCTCAGTTCAGTTAGCAGCTTTTACAACTGGTAAAAGAATCATTAGAGAACACGCTAGAGATTTACATTTAGATGCAACTGGTGTTAAGACACTAAGTAAGTCGAAGAAAGAATATATTAAAAAACATTTAGATGGACTTGGTGTTCACGATAGATTTGCAAGAGAATGGTACGCAAGGTCTTTAGATAAAGATGGAGTGTTTGATGAGGGTAGAGGACAAGGAACAGCTTCTTCTTTAGGTAAGTTCGAACAAAACAAACAAATTGCTTTTTACAAAAATCACTACCAAAAAGGAGCTAATAGATTTACAAGAGAAATTATTTTAAACCCATCAACTGCAGAAGCTAACAGACCTTTATGGTTCTCACATCCTGCCGGACAAATATTAGCTCAGTTTGCAGGATACCCAACAGTATTTAACAACACCATTCTTAAGAGATGGATTAATGAAGGACTCATAGAAAACAAACGACAAACTTCTGCTAGGATTGCCGGTACAGCTTTAGCTATGACAAGCATTGCAGTCTTTATGAACGCAGTTAGGAGTGGAGGTAGAAGTTTAGAAGAAGATGATGGTACGATTGTATTAGAAGCTGTTCAAAGATGGGGAGGATTAGGTCCTGCTGATTATGCGTATCGTTTTAATCAAAATGCAACCTATGGTAGTGGTCAAGCCGGAGCACTTTTAAAAACTCCAACAGGTCCAATTGTTAGTGATGTCTTTGATTCAGTCTTGTACAGAAAAGGATTGATTGAAACTTTATATACTAACGTACCTTTTTATAGTGCGTTACCTAAAGACATCCGAGACTCTATGAAGAAATCTGGTAGAGGAACTGACAAAGCTGTTTGGGGTAGTATGTTTCCTACAGGAACTGAAAGAAAACAAAAAGGTAGATTTGCACAGTCTACTAGAGATTACAGTTTTGCAAAAGGTGGTATAGTTGATGTACCTAATGCCTCCGAAGAACCAGATGAAAAGAAAGTAAGAGGTATGCCTTTTACATACGCAGAACTAGGAGGAGTCTTAGCTACAGACGTGGAAGATCGTAGAGGTTTTGCTTTAGGAGGACTTGCAAATAAAATTGCTGATACTACAAAAGCTACACAAGTTAGAACTCTCACAGAAGATTCACATAAAGACGATGTAATTAGACATTTAACTAAAGAAGTTAGAAAAGCTGAGCCTATATTTGAGTCTGATCTAAAAACTCCATTGTATAAAAAAATTGAAGCAAGCTTCTTTACCGAAGCAGTTAAAGAAGATGTAGTAAGATATGTAGACTCAGACTTAGTAAACGTCTTAGACGAAGAGTTACAATACGCAGCTAACATAGGACCAAGAGCTACAACTAAACCTAGAAAATCAGGCGGTAAGAAAATAAAATATATAGGTAAACTTAGTATTGTGAATCCTCTTGAGCTTGGTCAAATCTCTGAAGATCAACTAACAGGTTCAGAGTTTACTAAGTTGTTACAAGACAACAAAGAAATGCAAGACAAGTTAATTAACGGGTCTAGGTTAGATAAACAAAATGCAAAACAACTGGTTAAAAATTTATTAAATGATTATACTGACACTCAAAAATTAATACAAGACTTCACAAAACATCCTCCAGAAGTTACTAAACCTTTATTAGATATAAAACAAAGTACCCAGTTACGAAACACCTTAACTGATTTAGGATATGATAGTATTCATGCTAATGACGACTACATATTATTTGACAATGCTCAGTTTAAAGTTACCAAAAAATTGACAAAAAAGAATAGGACGATATAATGATACTGTATTTAGAAGATCAATTAGAAGGTTGTTACAGGAAGTACTGCCTACATCAAGTAAAACAAGATATGCCCTTTATGTCTTTAGAAGATTATAGATTAATGTTTGAAGATATGATGGAAGTAATATATAAGGACGAAGAATGAAAGATATGTTAAAGAGTTTAGTAGGAGCAGTAGCACCTACAATAGGCACTGCACTAGGCGGTCCTATGGGAGGCATGGCAGCTAATATGATAGCAGATGTACTTGGAGTACCTAATACACCAAAAGCTATTGAGAAGGCTATACAAGAAGCTACACCAGAGCAAATGCTTGAACTTAAAAAAGCTGAACAAGAGTTTGAACTCCAGATGAAAGAGCTTGAAGTAGATGTCTTTAAGCTTGAGACAGCAGACATACAAGATGCTAGAGGTAAGTTTAGTAAAGACTGGACAGCACGTATTATGGGTATAGCAACAGTAGGTGGTTTCTTAGGCTACATATTTTTAGTAACTTTACAGCCACCAGAACAGAATTCAGAAGCATTAATAAACTTAGTACTAGGTTACTTAGGAGGACTAGCCTCTGCAGTAATAAGCTTTTACTTTGGAGCTTCTAATAAACAAGATTAATGAAACAGAAATTAAAAGACGTTATCGAGGACGGACGGTGGAATTGGTTCGGGCACGACAACGAAGAAGAAGGCTCTCAAGATAATTGTTATAAAGGATTGTTTTGGGATTTAGAAACCAAGAAATTCCTAAGATGGAATGAATTTAATAAAACGGAGTGTAAATCAACTGAAAGCAGTGACCAATAGTGTCTGCGTTGTATGTATTGTTGGTTGGGCATATTTAATAGTTGCGGGATACTATTACTTTTTCTAACCACTACTAAAACTTAAGAAGGATTTTTAAAGAACGCTATTGTTAGCTTCACAGGGAAGTTGCATCTCAAAATATGGACCAAGCAATTCAGTTTATTAATGAAGTAGGTTTTCCAATAGCTGCTGCATTAGGATTAGGTTTCTTCATTTGGAAACTTATTAATCGTATTATTGATGGTATGGAAACTAAACTTGATGTACTCGATGATAAAGTTGCTGACCAAATAGAACAAATGGAACTAAGACTAGGTACTAAGTTAGATTCACAGCATGGTATCTTAGTAGCCTTAATAGACAGAGTACGTAGTTTAGACAATGAGATCATTCGTCAAGATACACTTATCAAAACTATACTAGGAGTACCACAACTTATAGATAGTAACAAGATCGCAAAAGCTGATAGAGATGATCAAAGAAAAGATTAAGATTGAAGACATACACCCAATGAAACAAGTAGCTATCATGTCGGTGTTACAGATAGTTGCATTAACATTTATGATCTTGTCAATGTTTCTTATTAACACACTAGCTGCAGATCAGTTAGTACATAAGTTTAAGAACCCTAGCTTTTCGGGTGACAACACAAGCTCTCATTACCTTACAATAGAAAATCAAGAGTTCAATAGGAAAGAAGCCATTAAAGCAGAGGTAGAGGCTTATCAAGATGAGCTTGCACGAGAAGCAAAGAACACAACACTTGCCAGATTTATTAGAAACTTAGAGTCTAGAATATATGCACAATTATCTAGGCAGTTAGTAGAAAATTTATTTGGAGAGAATCCCTCTGAGTCTGGTCAAGTAGAACTAGAAGGTAATACAATTGAGTATGAAGCAGATGGAGAATATATCACACTAAAAATAACGGATGCAGAAGGGAATGAAACAATTATCACTTTGCCTATTGGGTCTTTTACTTTCTAGTTGTGCTATCAAGTATGATTCATTATTAACTACAGGTGGTATACCTAACATAGTTATACAAGAATCATCTGTATTAGATTTACAGTCAAAAGAATTAAAAGATTTACCGGCAGCTTTAAATAAGCCGACAATTGCAGTATACCCTAACAGCTTCAAAGACTTGACAGGGCAACGTAAAAGTAACAGTGAGTTTGCTCTTTTTAGTACAGCAATTACCCAAGCACCTGAAGCTTTTTTAATCAGGGCTTTTAAGCATGCTGCAGATGGGAAGTTCTTTAAAGTTGTAGAACGAGTAGGATTAGATGATCTTACAAAAGAAAGACAGCTCATAAGAACAACAAGAAAAGAATTCAAAGAGGATAATAAATTAAAACCATTACTCTTTGCAGGTTTGTTAGTACAAGGTGGAGTTATTAGTTACGATACAAATCTGAGTAGTGGTGGATTAGGTGCTAGATATTTAGGCATAGGTACGAGTAAACAGTACCGAGAAGATACAGTCAGTATCTCCCTACGATTGGTTTCTGTAAGCACAGGTGAAGTACTCATAGAGGTATTAGTCTCTAAAAGTATTTTATCTGTAGGTTTGTCACAAGATATATTTCGGTTCATAGAACTTGGAACTGAACTTGTCGAAGTTGAAGGAGGGTTTACAGAAAACGAATCTGTATCTATAGCTTTGCAAAGAGCAGTAGAGACAGGTGTTTTAAATATAATAGAAACAGGAATAGATAGAGGATATTGGGAATATGAAGAAGATAGCATTAAGCCTATTGATTGTGGTGAGTGCATTGACATTCGGGGCTGATAACGAAATATACGTTGATCAGTCAGGAGCTACAGCTAACATAGATTTAGAGCAGTTAGGTTCAGGTAACATCATTGGTGGTACTGATGCAGTTGCAGGAACAATGACTCCTTTAGATTTAGATGGTTCTAGTATGACACTAGACATAAATCAAATAGGTGACTCAAATAAATTTCTTGGAGATATTCTGGCTGATACATTAACAGGCTTCTTTGAGTTTGATGGAGACAGTAACACGTTTAATATACAGGTTGATCCAACAAACACATATGGAGCTGATAGTTCAAACTTAAATGTAGATGTAACAGGTACAAGTAATACATTTACTTTAGACCTTGCAACTGTAGCTATGGCAAGTACAACTGATCTTGATTGGATTATACAAGGTGATAGTAACACACTAGACTTTGATATTGATTATGACTCAGGTACAAGCTATGTAGATATAGATGGTAACTCTAACAGCGTAACTTTCGATGGTGATGGTTATGCCGGAGGATACTTTTACTTAGATCAAACAGGTAGTTCCAGAACATTTAACGTAGATCAACAGAGTACATTAGATAATGATTGGCTTAGAATCGATTCGACAGGCAGTAATGGAACAGTCTGTGTGGTTCAGTCTGATGGTGGCTTGTCCACTTCTTGCTGATATAGGAAGCATTACAGAATTAGAAGGTTCGGGTAGAGTTGTAAGAGATGATGCTTACGCTGCTACCCTAGCTTTTGATATAGACAGTTACGATAATGTACAAACGTCTAATGGAAGGTTAGGCATTACATTTCTAGATGATAGTCGTGTACGATTGACTGAACATTCTCAGTTAATTATTGATGAGTACATCTACGATCCAGACCCATCTAAATCTAAGATGGCTCTACAATTTGCTAGTGGCACAATACGATTTGTCACTAGTAGTCTTGGTAAGATTAATAAAGAAAACATTAATCTCTCAACACCAACAGCAAACATAGCAATTCGTGGTACAGACTTTACTTGTACTGTAGACGAACTTGGCAGGTCTTTAATAATACTTTTACCAGATGAAGAAGGTTTATCTAGTGGTGAGATACTTGTATCTACAGCTACAGGCACTGTTGTACTTAACAAACCTTTCCAAGCAACAAGCGTATCAGTCTTTGAGAACTCGCCAAGTAAGCCAGTAATCCTTGATCTTACATTAGACTTGATAGATAACATGCTTATTGTAACACCTCCAAAAGAAGACCCACAGTTTGCTCAAGAAGTTTCAGTATCTTCCTCATCTGGATTTTTAGATTTTAATGATTTAGATATAGACTATTTAAATGAAGACTTTTTAGATGCAGAAGCAGAGTTAGAGTTTACAGAATTAGATATAAATTATTTAGATGTAAACTTTCTCGAAGACTTATTAGATGTATTAGATGTATTGCAAGTAGACGAAGAGGAAGATAAACTAAAAGATGTATCTGGATTTACATTAGTAGGTACACAGATAGGACAGGATGCTGATACACAAATTACAACTATAGTACAAGGACAAACAATAAGTCTTCGTAGAAATATAGAAAGTTCTTTTAGATTAGATACAGGTAGTGACGAAAGTTTTACTCTTATTTTAATACAAGACGGAGTATCTCATACCATCAAAGTAAATGGTGGTGGTTCATCAACAATAAAGATAAGGCAAGGCTCATGATAAAAACATTACAATGGTTAGGACTCACAGTGCTTCTTGGTATTCCTCTTGTGTTTAATATGCTACCTCTAGAAGTATTGAAGTTAAAAACTTTTGATGCATTAATTCCAGAGCAGTCAGCTTCAGGATACTTTACAACCCTTGACATAACTGAGGAGGATATACAAAGAGAAGGTGGTTATCCTTTACCTCGTCAAAGGTTAGCTGAAATACATATGGAGTTATTGAATCGTGGAGCTATAGGTGTTGGATATGTTATATCATTTAGTGAGCCTGATAGATTTGGAGGTGATGAAGAGTTAGCAAATGTATTAGGATTGCATCCAAGTATATTATCTATGTTTGAATATAACAATGGTAAGTTTCCTAGAACAGAAGGAACAGTTATATTAGGAGATGATATAGGTGGTTATGAATTATCAGGTGTCGTAGAGAATATAGACTTGTTAAAATCTAAAGCAACTCAAGGGATTGCATCTGCTCCAATAGATGTAGATGGATTGGTTAGAAGACTACCTTTGTTAATGCGAACTCCGGATGGTTGGGTAGCTTCTTTTGGTACACAAGTCTTAAAAGTTTTAGCAGGTGCTGATACATATGTAATTAAAACAAATCAAAATGGTATAGAAGAAGTTAGAGTAAAAGGAATTCCTGCTGTACCTGTAGACTCTCTTGGTCGTAAGTGGATTAGTTGGGTTGATACCCCTTCTACAACATTAAAAGATATGTCTGTCCAAGATAAGTTTGTGATTGTTGGAGTGACAGCTAACGGTGTTATGCCACAGCTAAGTACACCGGTTGGATTACTAGAACCACACAAAATTCAAGCTGCATTAGCCGAGTCAATCTTGGTCCAGAATAGCCCTTACATACCTGATTACAGTCTAGCTGCAGAAGTACTCATATTTACCCTCTCAATCGCCTGTATTTGGCTTGTATTAAACGTATTTGGTATTACCCTTGGACTGGTATTAGCAGGATTTATCGGTGCTCTAACAGCGTTTTCTGGATACTACTTAATTCAGCGTGGAATCTTGATAGATGTGTCGTGGTCTTTGATCTCACAGTTTATAACTGCAAGTGTAGCTTTTTATCTAAATTATAGGACACAATTTAAACTTCGTCAGCAAATTAAAAAACAGTTTGAACACTATTTAGACCCGGCTCAAATAAAGAGATTACAAAACAATCCGGAGCTTTTAAAGTTGGGTGGAGAAAAGAGGTACTGTACCTTTTTATTTACAGACGTAAGAGGATTTACAGCTATGTCAGAGAAGCTTGATCCTCAAGATGTAACATATGTTATGAACAAAGCATTGACTGTACAACAACAGGCTGTTCAGAAACATGGTGGTATGGTAGATAAATATATTGGTGATGCAATGATGGCTATCTTCGGAGCACCATTAGACTTGGAAGGACACGAACAGAAAGCAGTAGACTGTGCGTTGGATATTCAAGAAGGAATGATAACTTTGAATGAAGAATTAAAAAACCAAAACATTGATCCCATAGCTATTGGGATTGGTATTAATAGTGGTGAAGCTGTAATAGGAAACATGGGTAGTGAATCACGTTTCGATTATACAGCTATAGGTGATGCTGTTAATACTGCAGCTAGAACAGAGTCAGCATGTAAAGAAGCAGGACATGATCTATTGATTACTCATGTAACCACATCTAAGTGCTCAAATGTTTTTAAAGTTTTAAAACCAATACCTGTAAAAGGTAAAACAGAGCCACTAAAAATTTATACGTTATTGAATTCTACAATTTAAATCTGCTTCAATTTTATTATGAATAGTATCTAGTTCAGAGGATGCTCTTCGCAGTGTAGTCTTTAAAGTATTAAATAAAATAGGATTAAATCTTTCTTCGAGTTGATCTATATCACTAATGCTACGTTCACTATACACTTTTCCTTTTTGATCCATTACTAATTTATAACTAATTAATGTGGCTTCATTCTTTTTCATTTTGCAATTCCGTAAAAGTTAAACTTCCATGATTTCCTCTTAGCCCTGCTTTCATATAGGATGTTGCTTTACCTTCAAAAAAGTTTTGATGTTCAACACCTATTACTTCGTCAATCCACTCCAAAGGATTGTCTTTTTGTTTAAAGTTTGGTTTTAATCCCAACTGTAATAATCTTCTATCAGCTATGTATCTGTTGTATGCATACATTTCATCTTTAGTAAGTCCTTCAAGATTACCCATCTCAAATACTAAATCTAAAAATTTATCTTCTAGCTCTACCATTTTTCTACAGATATCATATAGTTCTTTCTTCAGATCGTCAGTCCACAACTCAGGATTTTCTTTTATAAACTCTCTAAATAATTTAGTCATAGCTTCAACATGTAGAGACTCGTCACGTATAGAGTATGTAACAATCTGACCCATACCTTTCATCTTACCATATCTAGGAAAGTTTAACAAGATTGCAAAGCTACTAAACAACTGTAGTCCTTCGGTGAATGCAGAGTATACTGCTAACGCTTTTGCAATTTCTGGTTTATTGTTTCTTGTAGGTTTAAAGTCTAAAAGATATTCATGTTTGTTAGCCATCTCTTCGTATTCAGCAAAAGCTTTGTACTCTTTATCTGACATACCAATTGTTTCTAGTAGCTGACTGTAAGCAACCTGATGTATTCCTTCCATGTTAGCAAATGCTGACATCATTAATTGTGCCTCTGGTTTTCTGAACAATTTCATATACTTATGAATATAAGCTGCACCTACATCTACATCTGACTGTGTAAATAATCTAAATATTTGTTTAACTAAATTACGTTCTTCATCTGTAAGATGATTGTTCCAATCCTTTACATCAGTGTTGAGAGGTACATCATTAGGTATCCAATGCATCTGTTGCTGTAAATCCCAATAGTCAAACATCCAAGGATGCTCGAATGGTTTAAAATAATTTTGTGTTCCTAATAAGCTCATGTTTTTTCCTGTTCTTCGGCATACTTTTTCAGTAGCCATTTGTTAAATTCTTTTTTATATTCTGCTTCTGTGTATGTTACAGAATGTGGTGTTTTATTATCATCACAATGGTCTAACCACATCCTCCTACAAAACTGACTAAATGAATCTTCCATTAAAACTCCTTAATTAGTAAGTCTAATTTTTCTTGAGCGTTAGCTAACTGATCAAAAAGTACATCCATTGATTCAATAACGTGGGGATGCTCTGCTACTCCCACACTTAATTGAAAGTAAGTATCTAATTCTGTTCTAGCTATAGCTATCTCAGCTTCATATTTCTTTTGGAGAGCATCAAATCTACTCTCATACATTCTGTCAAATTTTTCTTCTGTCATATCTTATCCTTCACAGCTTATACATTCTGTGTCTTCTAAATTAATTCTAGGTATTCTTACGTTTACATTTTCTGCAGACTTAGCAGCATCTGATCTTAAATAGTACAATGATTTTAAATTATGCATAGCATACCAATGAACATCATTTAAGTATTGTAAAAATTCATCATGTACTTTTTGAGATTCTGTAGCCTTCGGTGGCACAAAGAAAAGATTAACACTTTGACTTTGACAAATATATTCTTGTCTAATCTTTGCGTGTTCTACTAAATGTAATTGATTTATTTCATCTGCTGTTTTAAATATTTCTTTTTCTTCTTTATTAAATATTTTAATATTTTGTATAGAACCTCTTTCATTTGAAATATCTTTCCATACCTTTTCTCTTTCATCTGCAAGAAGTCCTTTCTGTTTAAGAAGTTTTTCTAGAAATTTATTTTTAACTTTGTAGTTACCTGATAAAGTTTTGTGCGTATATACGTTAGCACGATATGGTTCAATACTAGGGGAAGTACCACCACATATAATGCTACTACTGGCATTAGGAGCAATAGCCAAAAGATGAGCGTTACGCTTATTGCTACCATGTACATCAGGAGCTTCACCACGCATTTCAGCAAGTAGAGTAGTAGCTTCCGAAGCCTTGGATTTAATAGTAGAAAATATGGTGTTGTTAATCCCAGTCTGTTGAAGACCATTAAAAGATAGCCCTTTACTTTGGAGGTATGAGTGGAATCCCATTGCACCCAATCCAATTGATCGTTCTCTGTATGCTGAGTACGCAGCTTTAACCAAACCTTTTTTACCTTCTTTAACATAACTTTTAAACCTCTTATAATTTGCAGTGTAACCACCTAATTTTTCTGTGTGTACTATCTCTCCAATAAAATGCTCAAGAACATTGTCAAGCATTGTTACTAAATCTTTTATAAACTTTTCATCATCTTTCCATGTATCATAATATTCTAAATTAACACTAGACAAACAACAAACAGCAGTACGTTCATCGTTTGTTGCTAAAGTAATCTCAGAGCATAAGTTACTTTGATTAATTTTTAAACCTAACTCTTTTTGTTTTGCCGGTAATGCTTCATTACATGTATCTATATTAATTAAATAAGGCTCACCAGTCTCTGCTCTAGTCTCAAGTAAACGCATCCATAATTCTCTAGCACTAATAACTTTAGTAGGTTCATTAGTCTTAGGGTCTATCAATCTCCATTCATCGTCAGTCTTAACAGCTTCTAAGAACTCATTAGTTATGTTGACTGCGTTGTGTAAGTTAAGATTCTTTCTATTAATATCTCCACCAGAAGACTTACGCATGTTAATAAATTCTTCAATCTCCGGATGAGATATGTCAGAGTATGCAGCATAACTTCCTCGTCTTGTAGTGCCTTGATTGAAGGCTAACATCTGAGAGTCTACAACATGCATAAACGGGATTGATCCAGTAGAACGAGAACCGTTGCCAGTTGACACACCATCACTCCTAACATCTCCCCAATATCCACCGATACCTCCACCTGAACTTGCGAGCCATATGTTTTCATCATAGTGATCAGAAAGACCAACCCTCGAATCAGGTACGTAATTGAGAAAGCAGCTAATAGGTAAGCCACGAGTTGTTCCCCCGTTACTAAGTATAGGAGTGCTAAACATAAACCAATGATCGGATGCATAATTATATAACCTCTGTGCTAAACTAAAATTTATTTGTCCTTTGTATGTAGCTCCAAAAACTGCAGCTCTTGCAAAAGCTTCTTGTGGACTCTTCTCATTTTCCCAATAGTATCTATCGGACAAAGTATCAATACTAAACTTATCTAGTTTTTTATCTTTACTGTAATCTATTTGTATTCCTAAATATTCTTTAATCATTTTTGTTTTCATCCTGATTTAAGTACAAAGCTATCAATGCGTAGTGTATAATCTTAAGTAAATCTTTATTTGACTTACCATTCTTCTTCCCATATCGCATAGAATATTTCATAATATTTCCTATACAAAAACCCTCACCATGTCCTGCATCTATAATCATATCGGTTGCCTGATATTTAGAATGAGCATAGTGTTGAGTGTAGGTACTATCGATATACTGATGTACTGTTTTCAAGTTTATGTTCTCATCAAATTTATATTCCATCCTATCTCCTTAGTGTATGACAGCATCTTCAGGGATGCCATTTAATCTTTCATCAAGTTTACTATTAAGTAGCTCTTCAAGTTTTAATAATACTTCTAACTCTATATCGTCAGCAGTACTCCCTTGAAAGATTGAACCACCTACTATAAATAGTAAGTCCTCTAATTTTAAATCATCTAGATGAACTTCAGGCATGACTAGTTAATAACTCATCTAGTGTTAAATCAAAATTCTTTTTTAATTTCTTTTCAACCCACTTATGATTCATAAACGAATGATGAATTGTGTATCCTTTATAATAATATTCTTGATCAGGTAATGCTTGATCTAAAGTTTGTGGAGTTACTTTATCTGCATCCTCTGTCAACAAACTATTGATCCATTGTACCTGAAGTTTTTCTGCTTGTCTACGTATTAATTTACTTTTTTTACCATTCATGGGTTATCTCCCGAACTCTAGGTTCAGTGACTATATCTGTGAAAAAAACAGGACCTCTCGCATAATCAAAAATACGAAGTCCTTGTCCGTGATTAGACTCCGAGTGGCATTCTATTTTATGAGGACACCATGTACATTCTCTCGGAAGTTTGAAGTTGCCCTGAGCACCATCTGCTATCGGTTGATAACATAACTCAGGAGGTTCAGGCTTTTTTAGAGTTGCCTTTAACCTTTTAATTTTAGACTTTATATCAGGTTTGTCAAGCTCATCCGGTCGAAAGAACCAAAGTTCTCCTGTTTCTTTATTGATGGCTAGAAAACCTCCTTGATCTGTACCTTCTGCCTCTTCGTATCCGGCAAGCTGTGCCATGTATCCGAAGCTATCATTCTCAGGTAGAGTTCCATTCTTAAATTTATTAAAAGCAAAACCTGATGTAGATTTAATATCTACTACCTCTCCATCTATTTTACAATCCATGTGTCCTTTAATACCATTTACGTTTACTTCTTTCTGTTGATCGGTAATCTTATGTCCAGATAACTTAACAAGAAAGACTACAAGAGCTTCTAGAATATGTCCATATAAAAACTTAATCATTAACGTAGCCTGTAAATCTTTAGCTTTGATTTTAGAATGCTTGTTATACCAAAGCTGTCTAGCAGGCTTACCTATGTTAGACATACGCAAAGAATCTTTAGTCTTAGGTTGTTTCTTAACCCAATCTCGCATAGCTGCTTTCATATCTTCACCAAATGAATCAATCATTTCTTCTGAAATATCTAAGCCTTCTCCTTTTGTTAAGGGAGCAATAGCTTTATATATATCAGGTACGATATTAACTAATTTCTTTTTCATTTTTTATGCTCTGCAAATTTAAGTTCTCTTGTATCAGGATTAAAAAGTAAAAACTGTACGTCTAATTTTTCTTGAAGTTTTGTTCTTCCTGTTTTAAACATAACTCTGTTGCCTGTTTTATTTCTGTAGTCAGGCTGTAATGTTTTCACATCAATCAAAACTGTTTTACCTTTTTTATCTAACGCAATCATATCAACAGGACCAGTACATCCTGAGTTTTGAAAGACTTCATAGCCATTATCCCACAACCATGTGACTGCGTAATACTCTGCAAAGTCTCCTTTTCTACTTGAATCTTTAATGGGTTTCACTCCAGTTATCTCCTATTTTATATTCACCAGTAAGTGGACAACGTAAATTGTAATACTTACCTGCATCTTCTATACAACGTACAGCTAACTCACCTACAAAGTCGGTGATATCTTCTCGTACTTCCATCTGCCATTCATCATGGATGTTCGCAACAAATCTAGCATCTAAAGACTGTAACTGTATCAAATTATTTAACATAAGTAAAGCTCGTTTCATAACAATTGCACCACCACCTTGTAGTAAACTGTTTAGTGCTGCATGCTCATTACGAATAAATATCTTACGACCATCTAATCCTTTGAGGTATCCTCGTTTAGCTGCTCTAGATACTCTTTCTCTAAGAACTTTAAGTGATGGGTTATTATCGAGGAAGCGTTGCTTAAGTTCTGCTCCAAGCTTTTTACCTCCTCCAACCACTGACCCAATTTTTGCATCTCCTGCTCCGTATATAAATGCATAGATGAATGTCTTTGCCTGATCTCTTGATTTAAGTCCTGCAGCTTTTTGATTAGCTGTGTGTATGTCTCCTTCTGTAACCTCATTTGTGTATTCCTTATCATCCATATAATGTGCAAGCATTCTTAATTCTAAACCACTTGCATCTATACCTACTAATTTGTAACCTTCACGTACAGTCCAACATGATCTACATTCTTTTCCATACTCACTAACTACACTGGGAACTTGTGCAACATTAGGAGCACGATGCGACATACGACCAGTTATTGTACCATTAGGTATTACAAACCCATGTACTCTGTTGTCTTCTTGAACCGATAATATCCATGAATCAATTTGAGCTATACGTTTTTGTAGCAAAAGAAACTCTGCTATTAAACGAGCTTCCGGAATCTTTTTAACTTTAGCTAACGAAGATTCATCTACGATAGGCTGACCTGTAGGAGTAAACCTATTAGGTTTCCATCCAAAGTCTGTGAGATATTCCCCTATCTGTTTACGAGAACCTAAGTTAAAAGGTTGTAACTTCTGTCTCATAAAAGGTAAGTAATCTCCAGATGCTATCAGTCTGTCATATTCTTCAACTGTTAATCCTGATTTAGATAATGTACCATCTTTCTTTCGTTTGGGTACGACTTGTTTTATATCAACCATCTTAGGTTTAAAGACCTGTTGTACTTCTTTCTCAACTTGAAACATACGTTCTTTGAGTTGAGCAACAAGCATCATTGCATATTCTTGATTAAATTCAAATCCAATATCTTCTTGATCTTTTAGAACGGTAGCAACTCCATGCTCTAAATTGACTGACTCTTCATCAAAGTTCTCACCTTCTTTTAGTAAACGTAAGTAAACTTTCTCATTTAAAACTACATCCTTTTGACAATACGTAAGCATGTCTTTAGAAAAACAATCCCAATCTTCGGGCTGTTCATCTTTAGGAAAACCTATAATGTATCCCCACGTTTTTAAACTATGTCCATTCTCACGTACTGGATTAAACAAGCGAGACATAACTAACGTATCTTTAATTTTATGTTTGGTAAAATCTACTCCATATAACTTTTTGATAACAGGTAAGTCAAAGCCTAAAATGTTATGACCAATTAGTGAGTCAGCAGATTTTAAATAATCTATACCTTCTTTGATCTTATCCGGACCAAATGAAACTACAGCCTCACCTAAAGGCTTGGCTACAATACACCAAATCTTATCAGGCTTTAAACCGTTAGCTTCTATATCAAATACAATTTCTTTCATACTATCTCCTAAAAAGGTAAATCATTAAGAGTTACTTCGTCAGTAACCTCATTCATTCTACCAGTCTGTACATCATAAAGCAAGCTGCAAGCTAATCCCGTATCACCTGTGTACCTAGATTTAAGTACACGAACTTTAGTTGTATTAGATTCGGTTTCATCTTCTGCTTGTTGATTACGTTCTAATGCAATCACACAGTCTGATAGTTGTGAGATACCTTGAGATCCCTTGAGATGAGATAGAGATACTTCGATACCCTGCTCATGTCCACGATCACCTGATGCTCTACGTAAATGAGATACTAAGAACATACCTACACCAGTCTCTTCAACTAGTGAACGTAATCTATTCATTAAAGAATCAATACCTCTACGTTCGTCTGACTCCGTAAGCTGATTAACTAACATGTGTAAATGATCCACGATTACCCAATCACATTCACAACCAACAATCATGTATCTTAGTTTAGAAAAGATTTCGTCTATATCTGTAGCTCCTAGATGAGCATGTATAAATACTTTATCTTTCTGTATAACTTTATCAAACAACTCTTGCAGTTGCTCGTCAGTATAGTTCTTTCTTTTCTCTTCTAAATACAAACGATCATTAGCTTCGATAGATACTATACCATCAGCAGTTCTCAACCAGTTCTCTTCTAATGCTATGATACCTACATTGTCTTCGGTATTCTTTATCAGGTAGTGAGTAAGCTCACGAGTGATGCTTGACTTACCAAGTCCTGTACCACCAGTCAACGTAACTAACTCTCCTTTACGCATACCATATAGTTTCTTGTTGAGTCCTTCCCAAGGATACGCAATGCTTTCTTTCTGCTCTCGGTGCAACCATTTATCTTTTGCACTAGACAGTTCCATGATACCAGATGGTGTGTATGTCTTAGCATCCCACCATGCTTTAGTAAACTGTGCATACTGTCCTTGTTCAAGCATAGCATTCGCATCTTTAAATCCCTCAGGTAGTGTAACTATCTTAGCCTTGCCCGGTTTTATAATACGTGCAATCTTACGTGCTGCTTCTCTACCGTACTTGTCATTATCAAAGCAGAGAACAACATTATCAAATGATTCAACAAACTCTATGCTGTCTCTAATATCTCGGACTGAACCTTGAGCACCACGTTTAACAGATACTGATGCCCACTTCTTATCAAAGATTTCATACACAGCCATAGCATCACACTCACCTTCGGTAATAGTAAGATACTTACCACCTTTACCAAAGAGTTGCTCACCAAACAAACCTGTACCTTCATAGCCACCGTCAACTACAAAACCTTTTGTGCTTACAGTTCTGGTCTTAGTTGAAACAACTTCATTGCTATTGTAGTATGGATAGATATGTTTAGCTACGTTACCTTGACTATCATACACAACACGTACACCGTACTTCTTGGCAACAGCTTCACTGATCTTACGATCTGTCAGATCACCAAAGACTCCTGTGTATGAGTTTAAAAATGTACTTGGTTCTTTGTGAGAAACCATGTCTATGATATTACCATCTACTTCTTGTTGATAGTTTTTGTAATGGTGGTTACAGCTAAAGCAATAACCTGAACCATCTTTGTTTGTAGATACAGGATCACTTCCACCACATTTAGAACATGGTAGTTTGTGTCTGTCCCAATTACTTTCTTCCATTTATCCTCCTCATAAAAGAATGAGGGCAAACCATTACGATCTGCCCTCGAGTTGTCGACACTATTATTTAGTGTCTTCTTCATCAGCACTGTCCTCTTCAACAACCTCTTCTTCGGAAGTTAGTTCTTCGACCATAGCTTCTTCTGTTAAGTTATTGGTTACTACATTACTGAATACCTGTCCAGATGCATCTAATACTTGTCTTAATCTTGCGATAAAGGCAATCATATCTACAGCCTGTTGTGCTTCAAGTGATAACAATCCTGAATCATAGACTTTGGCTGAACCATCGTCTTGATTAATTGTAATTGGTGCACCTTGTAATTGTGGAGTATCTACCATTAGAATTCTTCTCCGTCTAACAATTCTGCACCATCCTCAGCTCGGTACTCAACAAGGTCAAGTACTTGAACAGCTTGTAAGTCTAACCCTGTATAAGGACCATACTTATTCTCGCCTTCGTACTCATTGAATTGTACTCTTACTTTAGAACCATTACCAACTGAATAATTAACTTCATTCTTTTCAGCATCTAATAATCTAGGTGCTGTACGAACCATTCCATTTGGTCCATTAACTTTTCGTTTGATAACAAGTGATGGACCTTCATCCATCTGTTTTATCTTGTGTCCTCTTGACGCAAAATCATTTGCTGTATCTTCATCAACTACTAGGTTGACTGTGTATACAGGTTCAAATTTGGTATTAGGTGTTTTAATACTTGCCCAATACGCAGTTCCATTAACTACTGCCATATCTTTTCTCCTTTATTATTTAACAGTATTATAAAAACCATAGCTAACTCTTTCGAGTTGGGGCTATGAGCCAGTTGCCCCATCACCTCAGATAACTGAACCAAGTAGCTCCTTGAGGAGGATGGAGATAGAGGGCTAATGCTACTCGGTGACTCAAGGAAAGCCTTTAATATCAAGGTCATGTCTTTGAGTGAGTGCATTATACCACAGCTATAAATCATATGCAAGCATTTTTTCTAAAAAGTTTTGCATACCTGATTGTTCATTTGAATCTATATATAAATGAAAGGTATCTGATGTAGGTATGTAGTGTACTACATGTCCATCTTTATTTTCATATATATTTTTATAGTTCTCCGTACAAAAGTTATTCCATTCTTTGTACTCAGAGTTTGTTAGTCTATAGAATTCTTGCATTTAGTTCTCCAATACTTTAATTGATAGTTTACAATTTGTTACATCACCATTGATCGTAAAAGAATTTATGTAGTTTATCATAGCTGATTTTAATTTACTAGGTATTTTTTTATCAAACCTCACGTTATCTATTTTATTATTTAGTATATCATAGTTTATAATAAACTTGTAATCTCTTCGTAGTGACACGTCTTTAATAAACTTACCTAGTTTATTGTTTGCTTTAGGACAAACAACTACCGGAACAGGTAGACTAGGAATATGTAACTTAGTTTCAGGATCATAGGTTCTTTCTAGTATTTCTTCTTTAACAGGCTTGGGCTGTTCTTTTATTTTAACTGATGGAACTTCGATATATACAGGTTCATGCTTATGTTTTTCTAAAGCAGTAGCTACATCTTTTATATTATCCATCATGATAAAGTTCATAGTTTCAAAGTCCATTCCTACATCTACTATATAATCTTCAATATTTTCAATAGTTGTTTTGTTAGAATTAATTCTTGAATCTAATAATACTAAAGCAGTTTCTAACCTGTCTTGCTCTTGTACGTTTAGAAAGATATTAGTTCCAACTACCAATGTTAATAGTGCTATTAGTGTTGTTACAATTTTCATTGTCTTCTCCTTATTAATTTAAAACCAGTTAACCATTTACGTTTTCTGTAAATTTCTCTTGTTCCATCTGCGTACCGTAGTTCAATCACTCCATCATTAGCATGAAGTGCTGTTACTCTGTTACGTTCTTGTTGTTCTTGGAATATTTTATGTGCATCATACTCTGTCATGCGACCACCATTTAGGTTTGTCTCTGCCCTTCTCCCATTTAGCATAGTGCTTTTCATTTACTACGTAGGTCCTGTATGCAACGATAGGGTCAGGATGTTTATATTCATCAGGCATAGCTTGTGCAAGCTTAGTTATTCTACCTTGTGTTATATTGTCAGGGCATTTAGCTAATGCTTTGTGTAACTTAACATAGCTTGCATGTTGCTTACCATACCTATAAGTGTATTCAAAAGATAAAGCAATGAAGTGTTGATATAACCATTCATAGTTACCACTAGCTTCTCTAGCCCAAATAGTACATGGGTGATTCCAATATGCTCGTTTGTATAAACCATTAGCATCAGCATACTCGTCACCATCAAGCTCTCTATGAGCTGTGCATAACATCTGTGCTGTTTCTAATGGCATCTTGACTAGCATCTTATCAGGTTGATCTTCTGCTGCTTTGATGGGACACTTGTTAAAATAAAATATATTCAATTACTCTTCCTCTTCATCATCTTCAAAACCAACAAACACTAACTTCTCATCCATCCATGCTTTATTGATTCCATCTTGAGCTAGTCTATCTTTAAATAATTTTTCTAGGTCTTTTGTTTTCATTTTCCTTGCCCTCTATAAGCTTTGTAGGTTTGTCGTTTACGTTTCGACATAGTAGAGTAACCTACATTTCCTCTACCAATCGAAGTCTTTTTACCTCTAGAACCAGTCTTAGAAGTATGTTCTATTTGTTGTTTACCTATTCTCATTGTATAGTATTATTATCCTCGTTGCTTGTTAGTATTTGTCTTAGTGATACTTCATCATCAATTAGTAATCTATACATTCTTAAGTCTTCTAAGTCTATAACATCTTTGGTTAATTTAATCTCTTTATTATCAGATACTCTTTTAATATTTGTAATAAATATAAATTGGTCCATACAAACTATATTATCTATTAGTTCTTGTATGCTTTCTGCAAAGTTCATAACAACACTAGATTCATTATCTTCATCTATAACCTCTACTAAATAACTTTCCATTCATCTCCTTACTTTATATATTCCTTTTGCTTTAACTTTTTTAGGATGTTCTCTATCCATTATCCCCTCAAAAATTTCTAAGGCAATTATACCATTTTGCTTTTCGTCTGTCAAGTCTACTAATAGTACATCCTCAACCTTAGGTTTCCAAGTCTTCCATTTTTTCTTTTTCTGATCACTCCAATACCATTGAACCATAGTACCATTGTAATCATACTCATAAACTTCAACGTCTACCATTTGTATGTAGTATATCCATTAGGTAAGAAACCTACTTTACCTTGAACTTCTTCAAGAGTTATCTTAGGGCTAGTAGAATAACCTTGATCATCTACGCCAAGGATTAATCCATTACCTGCCAATCTAACAGATTGTGCATCACCACCAAACTCAAAGAATAACTGGTCTTCTACATACAAACCTTCATCATCAATATAGATACTATCTACTTCATCAATCCTAACTACATCAAAAGTTCTACAGTCTAATAACTCATAGATATTATCTAGAGTATTATCATGTTCCACTTCAGTTATTGATTGGTCTTTTACGTTTATTAATATTGCTTTCATATTTCATTACCTCGTTGTTGTTGTGCCATATAATCTAAATCTTGTGATGATACTGCATCTCTGCAATGATTAGATAAAAACTTTATAATTAAAAAGTTTATATACAAATCATCTTTTGAAAACCCTTCATCAACATACTCGTCTACTATAAAATCAACACAGTCTTGCTCTAAGTCAGGTCGTGTATCTAACTGCCACATCTCACCTACTGTATCACTTACATATTCTAATACTTGTTCTCTGAATTCATTACTCATTTTTGTAAGTCCTCCACCATTTGTTTTAGGTCACTAATTTCGTTTTTTAATTCATCAATAAAGTCCATTGTATAATTATAATCTGTATTTACTCTTTCTTTCATATGGAAAATATCTGATCTAAGTTCTTCTATTGTCTCTGAATCGTCAATAACTTCTTCGATATATCTATGAGTATTCGAAATAAAATTATGCTGTCTTGCTGTTATATCTGCCACTATATTGCCCTCGCTTCTATTAAATTATCAACAACAAACCCTGAATAATCTTTCTTAGCAGGTCCTTTAGCAGTCAGTCCGACTACTACATTAGACTCGTCAAGGAATCTCATATCGTGTTTGTCACCATCTATTACTTTGAGACCTCTGAAAGTCTCAGGTAATTCTTTTCTAAATACAACAGCTTTGTTGCATTGTACATCATCAAATAACTTAGCATACTTGTCGTTAGCTTCTGAATAACTCCAAGTCAGATGATAGTTTTTGATATGTGAAACTTTTCGTGTAGGTATCTTGGTGTAATCATAAAACAATACATCAGGGAATATCTCAAACACATTCCTACCATCAACCAACTGATGTTCCCATTGTATATCCGAAGTACCATTTAGCCTGACACATGGTATCTTGTTAAGCTTGTAACACTCTCCAATAAACTTGTTGATGTCCTGTATAAGATACTCCATAAAGGTATCATACTCATCCAAGAACAGCAAAGTCTTACGTATTCTAGATTGTTGTACATTGGAAAACTTACCCATACCTGCTGTATTTAAACATGGTTCATGGCATTTAGCAACTGTAGCATATGGACATACAGTACGCTTGCCATCAGCTAAGTTGTGTGGTGCAAGATATAATATTCTACTGAAGTATTTATCTTGTATCTTGTTGCTCTTGTCAATCTTCATACTACCCTGTGATAGTAATTTGTAACTTGGCATATCTATCTCCTTAAATAAAAAAGTGTGTAGCTAAGTAGTGCATGGTGGTTTAGTTCTTATTTACTTTCAGCCTAACCTATACTCTAATGGTACTGGATTTTAAAAGGCTCACTCCCACTTAGCTACACGATTGCTTTAGACTAAGCTAAAGGCTTTTCTGAAGAACCTAGTAAATACATTACCATTCGCAAATGTATTGTAAGAGTCCATAACTTCAAATGTATCTTGAACATCTAAGTTATCTGCAACTTCAAGAACTTGCATACTCTTATTAGCTTCATTCAACTTAACAAACCTTCTGAACCAAAGCTCTCTAGCAGGATTGTCTTTCTGACTATAAATAGAAACTTTATCTTTGTGATAGCCATCGAATGTAGCACCAGTAGATATCTCATTACGATCTTGAACAGCTCTGACTCTTAGGATATTTACTCCTAACTCAGTTCCTCTATTCCAAATCTTTTGGATTGATAATGGTGCATTTGCGATTGATGTGGAAGTCGCACTCCCTTTTACAGTATAAGTAGTTTTACTCATATCTTGTTACCTCCTCAGGTATTATTATTATTAAAAAAGTATCTAAGAGATACCTCCATTGCCGAAGCCCTAAAAGTATAACCCGACTCGCCCATTCTTGTCAAGTCTATTATATCTATTATACTAATAAAAGCTTCTCGCTATCCAACTAGTTCCCAGTATATTATCATACTTGGGAGTTATAACTATATAGCGGTTGCCTTTTCTAAACATGTACCATTTATCCTCTCGGATACTCATGGAGTTATCATATCTAAAACCTTTATTACGATAGTGATCGAAAGCTAAATCTTGAGTTCTAAATGTCATTAGTCCTCCTCGAAGTTAAGTTCATCATCACTAGTATCTTCAATATCTTTGATGAGCTGTTTAACTAGCTCCCAGTCTTGAATAATCTTTTCCATTATACCTCCTCAGGCTTTTTAAATTTTAATTGATCAAAGTTCTCACCAAACAAACTTAATTTAAGAATTTCATTACCACTATCATCTATTACTATTATATCTTTAGTAACAAACCAACTTTCTCCATCAGCTCTATCATGAGTATGTTTTTGAACAATCACATCAGTTACTCGGTGTAAATTTATATCTACTGCCATGTTAAACCTCCTCAGGTTATTATATTTAAACAAATGTCCGGTGGTTGCACCGAACGCTTTAAAGTTTATCCCAACCGGCATGATCTTGTCAAGTCTATTATATCATTTATTTTAAATATATAATTAAACTATATATTAAACTCCCTCCACCTCTTGCCCCCTAATTAATATAATATTAAGTTATCCACAGGATATATACAGGATATATACATGTTATATACAGGATATATACAGTTTATCTACAGTATGCCCTCCACCTGTTGCCCCTACTGAATACTAAGATATACGAAGTACCTAAAATAAATATTTAATATGGATATGGTCTCCTGCAAATAAAAAGACTTGGCTACTGCCAAGCCTACTTAGTCCCCGAGAATAAAAAAAGGAGCAGGTGATAAGACCTACTCCCTTTTAGAGCTACAAACTAGCCGGAATGTATATCAAGATAATTAGATATTTTATCTGTATATACTTTAGGAAGCTTCTTCTTTTTATAAAGATCAGAAGCTTTTTGAAAGGAAAGTGTGCCTTCTGATCTTTCATTCAGTAAGCAAGCTCTAATTCTAGAGTAAGATTCTCCCCACTCTTTGCCTTTCAAACCATATGAGAACTTCTTAGCAAGGCCCTCACATTGGTTATAGGTTGCCTGACCTTTAAGTGTTTCAGGCTTCACTTTTTTCATATCAAATGTAGTATCCATATTATAACTCCTTAGTTTTATTGGATATTAGTATTAAGCAATCTAAGATAATCTTCGATTGCAGTATAATCAGATGCCTTATCACATCTGACTTTTACAACAAAGATGTTTTGAGTGGATTGATATCCAATGAAAGACTTTGCCATAAAACTGTTTTGAAACTGATGAGTTTCTTGATCTTGAAAGGTTATTAGTATCATAATATTCTCCCTGTAAATAAATACATTAAACATGAAAAGCTTTTAGATTACAAGAGCAGTGTTTAGAGCCTGTTAAGCTTTAGCTGTTACAGGGTCTTGACTCTTGTGATGTACAAGCGTTCATGTAATGTAAATAAATATACAGGAAGAATATATATGATAGTTATGACGTTACAAGGTCTTAGAAACACACAGTTTCAGGGCAGGAGTATGGGATTAGTCTTTCAAGGATAGCAAGCTGCTCAAAGCTTCTGCTAGTAAAAGACAGGGGGATAAACGCAACTGATTAGACCAATCGAATGAATGTCTAGATTGCTCTTATACTAATAGACTATATCGAACTAAGGATACTTGTGATATGGATACGGAATGGTTTATGAAATACTACAAAAACTATCTAACCCTTTGAAGTTTATGAAGTTATTAGTTTAAACATAATATTATTAATGCTTACAAACTTTATAATCTTTGTAAACTAGATAGTTTTTGGAGATGAAGCCTACACTTAGTAGTCCGGCAAGCTTGATAAGCAATGTGAGGCTTGCTAAGACTACATAAACTTTGAAAGCTTCTGATCTTTTAAGACTATGTAATGCTTACTGAAGTACATCAGGTAGGACTCAATAGTCTTGAAGTTTATTTAGTCTTGCTAGTTTGTTTAAGGAATGTCTATTAGGTCTTATCACCTACTTATACGTCAGGTTCTCGAGGGGGACGCAGGAGACCATACCACCCTCCGTATATATCTATGGTGTGGTTATACATTTTATCGGGTTTAGGATGTCAACCAGTTAGGTCGGGCTTAATAGACTATTAGTAGAGGGTGTATCCTATAGGTACTAACCTGCCTACCGGACAAGCCTCATTCTACAGTCCAGAGAGCTTTTTGTCAAGTCCTTCTTGACTTTTTTTCAGGAGAACCTATACTAGTTTACATGAGCAGTATTATACCAACAACTCAACAAGCTAGACAGCTTACAGAAAAACAACAGTTATTCTTAGATAATCTTATAGAAACAGAAGGTAATGCTAAAGTAGCAGCAGAATTAGCAGGTTATTCTGGTGGACACTACCAAGTTTTAAAAGCTTTGAAGAACGAAGTATTAGAACTAACTAAAGATGTGTTAGCTCACAATGCCCCTAAAGCAGCTTTTAAGCTATTAGAGATTATGGATTCAGATAAACCAATACCTCAGGCTAGTAACAAACTGGTAGCTGCACAATCTTTATTAGATCGTGTAGGAGTTTCAAAGTCTGAGAAGTTAGATATTAATATGCAAGCATCTAGTGGTATCTTTATATTACCAGACAAAGCTCCTATAGATGCAGAAGCAGAGGACATAACCTATGAAGAAGAAGACACCTACGATGAAACAGAAGTTGGATTCCAACAACCTCATGTGGGAAAAATTAATGATGAAGAGGAAGAATAATGGCAGCCAAGAAAAAGAAATCAACAGTAAATAAAGCAGGGAACTACACTAAGCCTACTATGCGTAAAAGACTATTTAATAAGATCAAAGCAGGAAGTAAAGGTGGTAAACCCGGACAATGGAGTGCTAGGAAAGCTCAACTGTTAGCAAGTCAATATAAAAAAGCAGGTGGAGGCTATAAGTAATGGCACTTAAAAAGTCTCAGAAGTCTTTAAAGAAGTGGACTAAACAGAAGTGGAGAACTGCTAGTGGTAAGAAGTCTTCAGAGACTGGTGAGGTTTATGCACCTGCAGCTACAATAAAGAAACTTAAATCAACTGCAGCAGGAAGAAAGAAACTAGCAGCAGCTAATAAAAAGAAACGAGCAGCTACAAAGAAAGGTAAGCAACATGCTAAACATGGACTACATAAAGGAAAGAAAAGATAATGGCAGAGAAAGATAGTAGATTAAAACGAGCAGGAGTCTCTGGCTACAACAAGCCTAAACGTACTCCGAATCATCCAAAGAAGTCACATATAGTTGTGGCTAAAGAGGGTTCAAAGATTAAAACCATAAGGTTTGGACAGAAAGGTGCAAAGACTGCAGGTAAGCCTAAAGCAGGTGAGTCTGCTAAGATGAAAGCAAAGCGTAAGTCTTTTAAAGCACGTCATGGTAAGAACATAGCAAAAGGTAAGATGTCAGCAGCGTATTGGGCTGACAAGGTTAAATGGTAAGATGCCACAGTTAGGAAGTAATGAAAAGCCAGTTCTTATGACAAATAAGAAGAATGGTGGACGTGTAGGTAAAGGCTCTAGACCTAGAAAGACTTCAGTATCTCAACAACAGTTTGATGATAATTGGGATCGAATATTTAAAAAGTAATGGCTTATTCACAACAAGTAATAGAAAGATTTGAAAGTGTCCTCAATGAACCTGAGAAACATGCAGTAGGTAGGTTTGATCCTACAGACCCTAATGTTGCTACAGGTATGACTGGTGCACCTGCATGTGGAGATGTAATGAGACTACAGCTTAAACTTGATGGAGACACAATAGAAGACGTTAAGTTTAAAACATATGGTTGTGGTTCTGCAATAGCATCTAGTACTATGTTTGTCGAGATGCTCAAAGGTAAGACAGTTGAAGAAGCAAAGCAAATAAAAGATAAAGACATAGCAGCAGCACTAGACTTACCTCCAATTAAATTACATTGTAGTGTATTAGCAGAAGAAAGTATAGCTAAAGCTATTGAAGATTGGGAAAGTAAAATAGCACATAGAACACATAATCAAAGATGAAAGAAGGATATATAAAAAGAAAAACATCAACAATACCTTTTGGTTATGAAGTTGATGCAGAAGTAGATGGTTATTTAAAACCTATTGATGAACAGATACATGCTTTAAATGTTGTATCACAAATGGTACGAAACGATGAGATTAGTTTAGCGGTTGCAGTAGATTGGCTAGAAGCCAGTACGAATCGTAAACTTTCAAGAATGGGACTAAAAAAACATATAGATAAGAAGTATGACAGACAAAGACAAGAAGAATCAGACAAAAATAAATTCAACTCAATACTTGACAGATTCTGAAGGTAACCTTATACTTAAGAAAGACGGAACACCTCGAAAGAAGGGAGGAAGACCTAAAGGGTCTAAATCTAAATATGTATACTCTACTGCACAGAAGAAAAAAATGGCAGCTAAGAGATCATTAACTTCAAAGAGGAAGACAGTTGAAAAACTCGAAAAAAAATTACGGTCCAAAAAACAAACACTCAGACAACAGGAAACAACAATCCGCAAGTTTGAGAACGCATCGGATGAACGGACAGTATCAAAAGAGGGGAAGGTAGTAACTGAAAACGAAGTTACTCAACTCGCAGATTCTGTACAGGCTCATCTAGAGGAAACAAATTCGTTTGTTGCTTTTATGCCAAACGAAGGACCACAGACAGATTTCTTAGCAGCAGACGAAAAGGATGTACTTTATGGTGGTGCTGCAGGTGGTGGTAAAAGTTTTGCCATGTTAATTGATCCATTAAGAAACTGTCACGTAAAAGGACATAGAGCTTTAATACTTAGAAGGTCTATGCCAGAGTTACGAGAACTGATAGATAAGAGTAGAGAATTATATCCAAAAGCTTTTCCCGGTGCAAAGTTTAGAGAAGTAGAAAAGATTTGGAACTTTCCAAGTGGAGCTAAAATAGAATTTGGTTTCTTGGAAAAAGATGCAGACGTATATAGATATCAAGGTCAAGCATACAGTTGGATAGGTTTTGATGAGATAACTCATTTACCAACTGAGTTCGGGTGGAACTATTTAGCTTCACGTTTAAGAACAACAGACCCTAGTATTAAAACTTATTTACGTTGTACTGCAAACCCGGGAGGTGTTGGAGCACACTGGGTAAAGAAAAGATATTTGGAATCAGATGAACCTAATAAATCTTTTATAGGTTCTGACGGTTTAACAAGAAAGTTTATTCCGGCTAAGTTAGTAGATAATCCTTACTTAGCAAAAGATGGTGAGTATGAACGCATGCTCCTTTCACTACCTCCAATCCAAAGAAAACAATTATTAGAAGGTAACTGGGAAGTAAATGAAGGAGCAGCTTTTGTAGAGTTTGATCCATCTATTCATGTCATACCACCTTTTGACATACCCTTACATTGGGAACGAATAAAAGGTATTGACTATGGATACGCTTCGGAAAGCTGTTGTCTCTGGGCTGCTGTTGACCCACAGGATAAGACCCTCATTATATATAGAGAACTTTATCAAAAAGGTCTTACGGGTGAAGCACTTGGAGCACAGATTACCGAAAGAGAAAAAGAAGAGTATCGTTCAATCCCGGGAGTATTAGATACTGCAGCATGGGCTAGGACAGGATACACAGGACCTACGATAGGTGAAGTCTTGATTAAATCAGGACATAAACTTAGAAGGGCAGATAAAAATAGAATAGCAGGTAAAGTGCAAATACACGAATATTTAAAACAAGCAAATCCAGAAAGTAGACCACGCTTGCAAATATTTAACACTTGTCCTGACTTAGTAAAAGAATTACAAAGTATACCTTTGTCTAAAACGAATCCTGAGGATGTAGATACACATGCACAGGATCACGCTTATGATGCATTAAGGTATTTAATAATGAGTAGACCCAGAATGTCAGACCCTATTTCAGATATGATACGTTTAAAGCAACGTACATTCGAAGCTTCTGATTCTACTTTTGGATATTAATATGGAAGAAAATACATTTTTAAATGCAGATAATCTATACGAAGATGTAGAAGGTGAAGATGGTAAAGCCTTACAGCTTGAGGAAGATCAAAGCAGAAACCTCGTAGGTATTATTAAAAGTCGTTTTTCAGATGCAGAAAGAGCTAGACAAGGTGATGAACATAGATGGTTAGAATCTTATCAAAACTTTAGAGGGTTATACGGAAAGCGTGTTAAGTTTAGAGAATCTGAAAAGTCAAGAGTTTTTATTAAAGTTACCAAAACTAAAACTGTAGCTGCTTATGGTCAACTTATTGACGTACTGTTTGGAACAGGTGAGTTTCCAATATCAGTAAAAGAAACAAGGCTACCGGAAGGTATAGCCAAAGAAGCTCACATAGAATTAAATCAAGCACCAGTTAGTATTGAAGGACCACAAATAGAAAGTGGTATAGATGTTTCACAAGTAGAAGTAACTTCTAATCCTTTTGATGTTGGATTCGAAGGTGATGGTAATGTTTTAAAACCCGGAGCTACTTTAACAAGTGGTGAAAGTTTTCTATCTTCATTAGAAGATAATTATACAGGACAGGATGGAGAAATAGTTTTAACAGCAGGTCGTTCTCCTATGCCTGTACCTAGTATCAACCCTGCACAAATTGCTGCTAGGAATATGGAAAAACTAATTCATGATCAACTAGAAGAATCAAATGGTGTATCTGAATTACGTAATGCATTGTTTGAATCAGCTATGCTTGGTACTGGAATACTTAAAGGACCATTTAGTTTTAATAAAACATTACATCGTTGGACAACTGGAGAAGAAGGTAGAAATTATACACCTACACATGTACGAGTTCCCAGAGTAGAGTTTGTAAGTTGTTGGGATTTTTATCCTGACCCTAATGCTACTACAATGGAAGAGTGTGATTACATTGTTCACAGACATAAGTTTAATAGAAGTCAAGTTCGTAATCTTCGACACATGCCTTACTTTGATAAGGATGCTATTAGAAATGTTTTACAAATGGGTCCAAATTATGAAGCTCGTGACTTTGAAGATCAAATAACTGCAGACGAAGATAGAAGTGAAGCAGACTACTCAGACAGATATGAAATACTAGAATACTGGGGAGTTATGGATGCAGACTATGCTCGTGAAGTAGGAATTAATTTACCTGATACAGTAGATGATTTAGATGAAGTACAGATTAATGCATGGGTATGTGGACAGAATTTATTGAGAGCTGTTGTAAATCCGTTTACACCTCCAACATTACCTTATCATGCATTCCCTTACGAAAAGAATCCATATAGTTTCTTTGGTATTGGAGTTCCTGAAAACATGTTAGACTCTCAACAAATAATGAATGGACATGCTAGGATGGCTATTGATAACTTAGCGTTATCAGGTTCACTAGTATTTGATGTAGATGAGTCTGCTTTAGTAGGTGGACAGTCTATGGATATATATCCCGGAAAGATATTTAGAAGACAAGCAGGAATGCCGGGACAGTCTATACATGGAATTAAGTTTCCAAATACAGCACAAGAAAATATGATGATGTTTGACAAGTTTAGACAACTTGCAGACGAACAAACTGGAATACCTAGTTACTCTCATGGGCAGACAGGAGTACAGAGCATGACTAGGACTGCATCAGGTATGTCAATGCTACTCGGTGCATCAAGTTTAAATATTAAAACAGTTATAAAAAACATTGACGATTTTTTGCTTAAACCTTTAGGAGAAGCTTTCTTCCATTGGAATATGCAATTTATAGAAGAAGATTTAGATATTGTTGGTGATCTAGAAATACAAGCAATGGGTACAGCAAGTCTCATGCAGAAAGAAGTTAGATCACAAAGACTTACAATGTTCTTGCAAACTGCACAAAATCCTGCAGTTGCACCATTTGTTAAGATGTCTAAGTTAATTAGTGAACTAGCTTTCAGTCTCGACCTAGACCCAGAAGAAATTCTAAACAGTCCGGAAGAAGCTGCAATAGCTGCCCAAATAATAGGAATGCAAAATGCTCAGCAAACAACAGGCGAAGAAACTCCTCCCACTGGTCAACAACCCGCAGGCATGGGAAGCCCTACAGGACCACCTCAATCACCAGAAGAACTTGACCGTACAGGGTCTGGTGGTGGCAACATCGGAACAGGAATTGTTCCTCAACCGGGGGAAGTGGGCTTTAGTGGAAACATTGAGTAAACTTAAAGAAGAAGTAAAAGTAACACTAAATAGAAAGGAAGACTAATGGCAAAGTTAAAAGGTAAACAAAAAAAATTAGATACTAATAAAGATGGCAAGATTAGTGGTGAAGACTTTGCTATACTACGAGTAAAGAAAGCAGAAGGTGGAGAAATAGATGATCAGATGAATGCACTTGCAATATCTGTAGCACCTGCTAAAGTTGAAGAACAACCTATGCCAATGGAACAAGAACAACCTATGCTTCCTGACGAAGAAATGGAAGAAGATTATGTAGACTATGTTGTAGAAGAAACATTGTCTAATGAAGATAGAAATTATTTAATAGATGCTCTCGAAAAAGATGATAGACTCAGTGAGTTATTTGATCAAGTAGTCGAGAGTGCAACAGAATTTACTGGTTCTGGTACTGTAGAAGGTCCGGGAACTGGTAGGTCCGATTCGATACCCGCAAGGCTATCGGATGGGGAATTCGTCTTTACTGCAAAAGCAACTGAAGAAATCGGAGAAGACACTTTAATGTCTATGATGAAACAAGCAGAAGCTGCTGCAGATGGAAGACGAGATATGGCTGATGGCGGTGTAATGGAAGAAGATGAGACTGTTTATAAAGCTCAACCCGAACCTCAAACGCAAGACATTAGAGTGACGAAAGAAACTGTAGGTAGTCAAGCGATGATAAAAGAGGAAGATGATTTAGTGGGTGACGAACTTAAAAAGTCTATGCTTTCTACCAGAGCTTACGTCAGAAGCTAACAACCGGTAGGCTACTTACGTCAGTAACCCCTACCAATTTATAACCTTTAGCTACCTTGTAAGACAAGCCCCTAATAAAAAAGACGTTTTTAGAATAGGCTACCTTGGAAATAGCACAAGCCCTTAAGGAGAACCAAAATGACAGAAGTTGAACAAATACAGGAGGAATCCGTAGAAGCAACACCAAATCCGTATAACCAGAAAAAAACATGGCACACAGATAATGTAATGCCTAAACATGGAGATACGGCAGAAGGATTGTTTTTTGAACGTCCACAAGTAAGTTCAGAAGAAGAGGCAGCACCTGTGAATGCAGAACCTGCTCCAACTAAAGAACAAACTCATAAACGTCCAGATTACAAAAAAAGATATGATGACTTAAAAAAACATTATGATAATAGTTTAAATAATTTTAGAACTCGAGAACAAGAGTTATTACAAAAGGTTACAGAAACGCAGCCTGAGTATGTAGCTCCTAAAACTCCCGAAGAACTAGAACAATTTAAATCTCAATATCCTGATGTTTATGAAGTGGTTGAATCCGTAGCCCATCTGCAAAGTGAAGAGAAACTTGCAACACTGCAAGAAAGATTAGATGCAATGCAGAATCGTGAATCAGAAATATTAAAAAGAGAAGCAGAGAAAGATTTGTTGAATAAACATCCTGACTTTGATGAACTTAGAAGTAGTGATGCATTCCATGATTGGGCAGATAATCAACCAGAAGAGATCAAAGATTGGATTTATAATAATCCAAACAATGCAACTCTTGCAAGTAAAGCCATCGATCTTTTTAAAGCTGAAAATGGAATCGTGCCTGAAAAATCAACTCCTACCAAATCAAGGACAGATGCAGCAGATTTAGTATCTACTAAGACTACCAAACCTGCAGACGTAACTGAACCTAAGATTTGGACACAACAGGAAATTGCTGCCTTATCTATGGATGAGTACGATAGACTCGAAAGTGAAATCGACAAAGCCCTAGAGGAAGGTAGAATTATTGGATAACCAAAATATAATATTCAAGGAGAATAATTATGGCATTTAATCAATCTGATGCTCTATTTGAGCAATCAACTGATACTAATGGTAACTTTGGTAATTCCGTAAGTGGTCAGACTAACTCCTTTTTCTTACCGAAAGTCTATTCTAAAAAGGTTTTAAACTTTTTCAGAAAAGCTTCGGTAGCAGAAGCAATCACTAATACTGATTACTCAGGAGAAATATCTGCTTTCGGAGATACTGTAAGAATCATTAAAGAACCGGAAATCACCGTCTATCAATATGAGAGAGGTGCTAACGTAACTAAAACAGCATTGACTGACCAAGAACTTACTATGGTCGTTGACGTAGCTAACGCTTTTAAATTCATCGTTGATGATATTGAAACTTCAATGTCTCACGTGAACTTTAAAGAAGTAGCTAGTTCATCTGCTGCTTATGCATTGAGAGATGCATTTGATGCAGGAGTTATTGCTGAAATGTTTGCAGGTGTATCGTCAAGTTCACCTGACCACGTTATTGGTTCAGACAGCTCTACTGCTGATGCAACACTAGCTCACGCTACTAATTCTGTAGACCTTTTAGGTTCTGACGGAACTGGTGTAGATGCTCTAGACCTTATGGCTAGAATGGCTAGATTACTAGATGACCAAAGCATACCTGAAGAAGGAAGATGGTTCTTAGCACCACCTTCGTTCTACGAAGAGCTTTCACAATCTGGTTCTAAACTACTATCTGTTGACTTCAATGCAGGTCAAGGATCATTGAGAAATGGTTTAGTTGCTAGTGGTAAACTACGTGGATTTGATATGTACAAATCTAATAACGTTGCTAGTACGTCTAACGCTACTGGTAAAGTATTAGCAGGACACATATCGTCTACAGCTACTGCTCAAGCTATAACATCAACTGAGGTCATTCGTGATCCAGATTCATTTGGTGATATAGTTAGAGGTCTTCATGTCTATGGTGCGGAAGTACTTAGACCAGAAGCTCTAGCATCTGCTTTCTATGTAGTAGACTAAGCAATCCGTAAGTGGGGAAGGAATCAGGTGTTCGCTTCCCCCTTACACTTTTAACTAATATATTAACTGGAGAAATATTATGCCAATGGTAAATGGAAAAAAATATTCTTATGATAAAGCAGGTAAAGCTGCTGCTTCAAAAGCAAGAAAGAAAAAAATGGATGGTGGTAAAACACGTATGATGTACACCGATGGTGGTTTAGTTGATTTTAAAAATCCTAATTAATCATGGCTAAAGGTGTAAAACATTATTTTAGAGATGGTAAAGAGTTTAAAGGCAGTACACATAAAATGCCTGATGGTAAAGTCCACTCTAATAAAACTCATACAAAAACAAGTAAACCGGTTTTTCATTTTAATCAATTAAGTAAAACAGCACAGAAAAAAGCTAAAGGTAAAAAATAATGGCAACAACATTCCTGACACTAACAAACGATGTTCTTAGAGAACTAAATGAAATTGAATTAACTTCGTCTACGTTTGCTACTGCAACAGGAATACAAAACTTTGTTAAAAATTCTATTAACAAATCTTTAAACGACATTGCTAATGAAGAACCACAACTTCCATTTTTTGCAGTTGCAGCAAGTGGAGGAACTGATCCTTTTTATGGGAATGTTACTGTAGCAACTACAGCAGGTACAAGATGGTACACTTTAAAAGAAGGAAGTTCTAGTATTACCACTGACTATTCATCAGTAGACTGGGATGATTTTTATCTTACCACAATTAATGTAAGTGGAGAAACAGCTCCTTACGTTTCACAGGGTTTAAAATTTATTACTTTAGAGGATTGGACAAGATATTTAAGAGATGCAGAAAATAATGATGATGCAGATACTCAACAATATGGACAGCCTAAATATGTTATTCGTAGTCCAGATCATCGTAAATTTGGATTAAGTCCTATCCCCGACAAAGTTTATAACGTACATTTTTATGCTTATAATGCACCTACTGCACTATCAGCTTTTAGTGATGAAATTATATTACCAGATCAGTATGCGAATGTAATAACTTCACGAGCTAGATATTACGTATGGCAATTTAAAGAAAGCCCACAACAAGCAGCTTTTGCTATGGATGATTATAAAAAAGGTATGAGACAGATGAAATCTAATCTTCTTAATCCATCACCGACTTACTTTACAGATGATAGGAGATACTTCTAGTGGCACAATCGCAACCTTATACAGTTGCATGTGATGGTGGTTTAGTTAAGTCTGCTAACTCAATAGACTTATTAAGAACTCCCGGTGTAGCTAGAGAACTTAGAAACTTTGAAGTATCTACAGAGGGTGGATATAGACGTATTAATGGCTATCAAAAATTTGGTACTACTAATGCAACAAGACCTACTGGTGGTGCAACTAATATACTAGGTACGTTTACTTATGCTGATGGTGTTATAGTTACTGCAGGTACTGGTATATTTTTTAGTAACGATGGACAGAATTGGTTAAACATAGGAAGAGCTTCTGTATCTGGAAGTGGAGACAATCATACAGCATTTACAGGACGTAGTACACTTACTAGAACTGGACAAGGGCAGTGTCAATTTACATTGTTTGATGGTGCTACATTTGATTATGGTCAAGTTATTATATCAGATGGTGCAAATAAACCTTATCTATTTAGAATGGAGGGGGCAGGAAACTTAAGTACTAGAACATTTTTTGCAGAAGAAATTACCGTCACTGGAACTAAACATGCAAAATATGTTACAACTCACGATAAACATTTAATTGTTGGAGGAGTAGAAGATAACTTAAATACAGTATTTTATAGTTCTACTTTAGACCCAACAAGTTTTAGTGGAAGCGGTTCAGGTTCAATAGTACTAGAAGACCAAATAGAAGGTATTAAAGGTTTCCGTAATGAGTTATTTATATTTTGTACAAACAGTATATTTAAACTTATAAATATAAATGATGCAAGTAATATTGCAATAGTACCAGTTACAAAAAACGTAGGTTGTTTAAGTGGCTACAGTATTCAAGAGATTGGTGGTGACTTAATATTTTTAGCACCTGATGGACTAAGAACAGTTGCAGGTACAGCAAGAATTGGTGACGTTGAATTAGGAACTGTAAGTAAGGCTATACAACCATTAGTTACAGACTTGACAGAAAGCATTAATAGCTTTATAATAAGTAGCGTTGTACTAAGAGATAAATCGCAATATAGATTATTTTATTGTAATGATAGTCTAGAACAGACACAACAAAAAGGAATTATAGGAACACTAAGACCTGAAGGATTTCAATGGTCTGAAACAAGAAGTTTAGAAGTTACTGCTATTGGATCAGGGTTTGACAGTAATAATGTTGAACAGTATTATCATGGAGATACTGAAGGGTACATTTATCAACATGATACTGGGAATACATTTGATGGCTCTAGTATTTTAGCACGTTATGCAACTCCAGACTATGACTATGGAGATTTAGGAACATTAAAGACTTTACATTATTTAAAAGTCTCTGCAAGTGCAGAAGGTGTTGTAGAACCAGATGTTCAAGTTAGATTCGATTATGGTAGTACCGATATTCCACAACCACCAAACCCTTTTGATTTAGGAATTATAGACCCACCATCAATATTAGGTGAAGCTTTATTTAATACAAACGTATTTGGTGGAGCAGAAAATCCTTTAACAAGAGTTGCACTACAAGGTAGTGGACATAGTAATAGTTTTACAGTAATTAGTGATGATACGAAAGCTCCATATACCATTAATGGACTTTATATAAATTACGTACCTTCAGGCAGGAGATAATAAATGGCACAAACATATACACGACAGAGTTCGTTTGCAGATGGAGATACTATAACTGCTGCGTTATTCAACAATGAATACAATCAATTAGTTAATGCATTTGCTTACAGTTCTAGCAGTGCAAGCTCTACAGGGCACAGACACGATGGCACAGCCGGACAAGGTGGTAATATATTTAAGATTGGAGATTTAGATTTCTTAAATAAAATAGAAGTAGATAGTACAAACAACAGATGGGGAGTCTTTGTAGAAGTTTCTTCTGCAGCAGTAGAGCAAATAAGAATTCAAGATGGAGCTGTATTACCAGTAACAGATAGTGATGTAGACTTAGGAACATCTTCACTATATTTCAAAGATGCATATATAGATTCAATAACCACAACAGGTAATGTAGCTGTTGGTGGTAACTTAACAGTAACAGGAACAACAACTTTTAATGGTGGTACACTTACTCTTGGTGATGCTGCTTCAGACAATGTAGTCTTTGGAGCTGACGTAGACTCAAACATAATACCTGATGATGATAATACATATGACTTAGGAAGTTCTACCCAAGAATGGAAAGACTTATACATTGATGGTATAGCTTACCTAGATGGTATTAACTTCAATGGTACAGCAATTACATCAACTGCTGCTGAACTAAACATCCTTGATGGTGTTACATCTACAGCAGCCGAACTAAATTTACTCGATGGTGTCACATCTACAACAGCAGAACTCAATATACTTGACGGAGTTACATCGACAGCAGCAGAGATTAATCTGTTAGATGGAGTAACTGCAACTACTTCAGAACTTAATATACTTGATGGTGTTACAGCAAGTGCTGCAGACATTAATCTTATAGATGGTATAACAAACGGAACAGTTATAGCAAGTAAAGCTATAATTACAGATTCAAACAAAGACATAACTGGTGGTAGAAATATAACTATCAGTGGTGAGTTAGATGCAGCCACATTAGATATTAGTGGTGATGCAGACATAGATGGTACATTAGAAGCTGATGCAATTACTATAGGTGGTGTTACATTAGCAGAAACTATTTCTGATACTGTTGGAGCTATGGTTACCTCTAACACAGAATCTAATATATCAGTTACTTATGAAGATTCAGATAATACATTAGACTTTGCTTTACCTGCAGCTTTAGAGATTACTACATCTATTGGAGTCGGTGGTGGCTCTACAAATGGTATAGTTCTTGAGCAAGGTGGAATTAAGATTAAAAATGGTGGTACACAGTCATATGTAGATTTTTACTGTGAGTCTTCTAACGCACACTATGCAAGACTACAAGCTCCTGCACACTCAGCGTTCAGTGGTAATGTAACAATAACTCTTCCTGCTACAACAGATACATTAGTAGGTAGAACAACTACAGATACTTTAACAAACAAAACATTAACAACTCCTACTATTTCTTCACCTGCAGTAACAGGTACAGCTACCTTTGGTGGTTCAGATGGAGTTAGTATTTCTCAAGGTGCTATATCTATTAAGAATGGTGGTA